AAAACACAAAAAACAAAGACTTCCTCCATACAAAACGTAAAAAATGACATTATGAAATTTATAAAAAACTTAAAACATTTCTTTCAAAAAATGAAATTTACTAATTGGCAACTAATTGTCAATTAGTATGCCGATTAGTAAATGGCCAAAAAAGACTATTTCAAAAAATTTTCAAAATACAAAAAAGGAAATTTACACTTTGGAAAACAAAATGGAAATAATCACAAAGTGTAATACTTTTATCTCAAAAACACAAAAAACAAAGACTTCCTCCATACAAAACGTAAAAAATGACATTATGAAATTTATAAAAAACTTAAAACATTTCTTTCAAAAAATGAAATTTACTAATTGGCAACTAATTGTCAATTAGTGTGCCGATTAGTAAATGGCCAAAAAAGACTTTTTCAAACGGAAAATTTTTTTACTAAACAAACATTTTTATAAACTTTGAGAGAAATCAAAATATCTTTCTATCTATATAATAAAATATGAATGCGGTTCCGGCACCACCACAACAAAATTCGATTCAACCAGCTATAGAAAATATTCAACAGGCTTCAACAGACGTAGCAAATAAAATAGCGGATTTCACAAACAATGTGGCTAATAATGTTGCCGAAACAACGAAAGAAGTTACAAACAATTTAAAAGAATTTGCTTCACCACAAAATTTCACCAACGCCACTCAAAGTTTTGTAAATTCCAATAGTATTATTGCGAAATTCGTTTTTATTCTTTTGGTAGTTATTGTTTTTCTATTTTTACTAAATTTAGGAATAAAACTGATTGGATATTTTTTACGGCCGCCAAACAATCCCTATTTAGTAAACGGAATGATTTCAGGAACAAATGCCATTGTTGTTTCGCGTGATCCGAAAAAAGCGAATTCCGTCACTCTTAAACGTTCCAACAATCAGAAAACGGGATTGGAATTCACATGGTCTGTTTGGTTAAATTTACAATACAATACACGTACAAACACAAAATATAGTCATATTTTCAGTGTCGGAAACAATACATTTGACGAAACAACAGGAATAGCATCCGTGAGCAACGGCCCAGGATTGTATTTGGCAAATTTGGACGGAAGTGGAAATCAAATTCAAATGGCGAATTTACATATTGTTATGGATACAATATCGGATGGAATTAGCTATAATCAAACTACAGATGTCAGCAATGTACCTTACAATAAATGGTTCAATGTTATTTTAAGGGTTGAAAATAGCATTTTGGATGTCTATATTAATGGAGTCATAACAAGTCGTCTTAATTTTATCAATGTTCCGAGACAAAACTATGAAGATGTTCTGATTTGTCAAAATGGAGGATTTATTGGTTCTCTTTCCAACCTGAGATATTATGATTATGCACTGAATGTATTTGAAATTATGGGAGTTGTCTATGGTGGACCTAATTTATCCGCCGCCAAAAACATCAATGCAAGTTCAACAAAGGGTGGATTCAATTATTTATCGAATCAATGGTATAGTTCTAAATTGACGGCATAATTTGAGTCCAAGGACCCCTACTTTTGGCTAAAAATTCCAGATTTCGAGCCATCTCAGAATCAACAACTTTGGCATCAATAGAGCCATAAAACCGACCATTTATAGTCGTCTTACGAAAAATAGTACGATCATTCATTCCCGTCTTTCCCAAATACAAATCGTAATCATCCGTTATGATTTTTTTGACATTTTCTATAGTGATTTTTCCCCCGTCCCCTAACAACTCACCAAATCGTTTGTTTCTATGACCAATAGACGTCCGAATATCATAAAAATCACGATTGTTCGTTTCATTTTCTCTCAATTCCGCGTTGAATGGACCATTCATACCATAAAACACACCATCAAATGTTCTCTCAATACTATAAATATAAAGTCCCATTTCAAATCGCATAATCTCACATGTATGAATATCACCCAATAACCAAGAACAAGCGTAATCCCCCGCATTCTGATTCGACAAAATAGTCAAATAATCGTCCAATGTTTTACCGTATTGCATGGCTTGACGAATACGACAAAAAATGGGAAAACCAAAATGAGGTTTGTAATTAATACCAGCTATAGTGGTTTCACATCCAATGATACCGGATTGAGAGATCCACCAATCCATAGAACTCCAGACAAGACCAGGCGAGGTTTGCATAACAAACGGAAATCCCTGTTCAGGAACAATATACAAAATAACATAAGAGAGACGACCAATGATTAAATCACTATGGGTATTGTGTGCCATAACAATATTTTTTTCGCCATTTGTCGAAATAAACGCGGAACATTTTGACATTTGAATTCCGTCAAAGGAACAAAAAACATTCCAACCAATCAAAAATTCGAGAGAAATAGGAGTACCGGCGGATATCGAACCATCACGAATACCAACAATTTCTTCATAAATTTCCGGAAAATATTGACGAACAATTGGTAAGATTATGCGGGTTGTTTGTTCTAAATAAGAATTTAGACTTTGATGATTGGATCTTTCAATCATAATAGGAAATGATTTCAAAACTTTTTTCAGTTCCAAATGGAGAGAAAATCCATGAACAAACCCACGTTGATAAGGATTGCCACGAATTGTAAGGATGATCCAGCCCCCTTTTTTCAATGGACAGGTCTTGGACAAGGCGAGCTTCGCTCGCTGGCTGTCGACCACCTTCGGCGGTCTTAAAGACCCGACTTTATTTTTGATAGTTTTATTATTAGAAAAATGTGTGTATTTTTTTGTTTTCATTGATAAATGGAGAGATATTTATAGTGTTTAGGGTGTGAAATAAAAAATCTTTTTCAACTATATAAGTATATAATGTCAGTTACATCTCCACCAGAAAGCTACAACATAGATAATATTTGTCTTCAAATTAAAAGAAGAGGACTCTTAAATGTTCCTCCACCTCGGTATACACCCGTTAGCCCCTATCCACAATATACACAATTTCAATTGAATATGAGAAGAAAAGCGGAAATATTGAAATACAAAGCAAATGGAGCAACCAACACAAAACAAAATAATTTTACAAAAGCAGAATTATATTCTATGTTGGTACAGGGAGTATCCCCTCAACAATATAGTCAACAGACGTTGATAGATATTTCAAATGGTTTAATACAATGTAACAATACGATTGTACAGACACCAACATCCTCTTGTGATGTGCCTGGGCCCGTTATAAATTTATATTTAGACCCAACTATACCGCTTTATAATTATGCTACAAACAATAGAAATTATGGTATTATCAATTCCGTTGACAATTCATTATGGACAACATATACGTCCAATGACCTATTTTTTTTACTAAATATAATAACGGAATTGTTCACACTCTATATTCACAACAATGTAACACAAAATTATTACAATTATGTATTTGAAACACCGGTAGCTATTTCAATAACAGGAGGACCCTTTGTTTTAAATCCTGTAGATCCAAATGACACAACAGAAATTACAATTACTATAGAAAATGTGTATTTGTATGTGTACTTTAATAGTACATTAATAACATCAAACAATCCAAATACAACACCAACAATACAAAATGTTCCTATAGTGATGAATGATTTTATTCCATTGACATTAAATGTTTCAAATATAAACGCAAACTTTGGGGCGGTTTTTTTCTGTGGTCTATTACAAGTATCAAATATGCTTTTATTTACACAACCGGGATTTATTTATGATATACAACTTCAATTTGGATTGAGTGTTTCGGACAATAATTTTAGTAATATTCAAGTAGGAGCTGTATGTAATGTAAGCACATACAACAACAATTTCTATAATTGTACATTATTAACGACACCTTCAACTGATACGAACTCGGGTTTTATTTTTGGAACTTGATTTATAAGACCGCCTTCGGCTGTCGACAGCCAGCGAGCTTCGCTCGCCTTGGCCCCCTTTCGTACCGCCGCCCCCCATTGTTTTTACCTTTCTATTTCTATAGTTTTTTTCATTTTTGTATTTTTGAATTTCTGACAAAACAAAAACAGGCCGAACAATCAATGTTTCTTTAATTTTATTTAAATCATTATTAAATTGCGGAAAAGAGATAAATATATTTTCAATATTCAATCTATTTTGTTGAATATGTGCATTGTAAATATTAGTTAGAAAATGGATTGTTTCAGTTTGACAATTATTAAAATAATAGGATAACCAAATATAAGAAGGCCAATTGGGATCATATAAAGAGGAAATTTCATTTTTAAGAACAGAATTCAAATCAGGAATTGTATTATATTGAATAGGTGAACTTCTACCAAAATCCAATATAAGAGCCCGTCCTTTTATATTTTTATCGAAATAATACTCGTATTCAGCATTAATTAATACATTTTCTTTATGATAATCACCATGGGTATATCCATATTTATGTAAACGCCATAATTCAAATAAAGCGAATCTTTCGTATTTTGAATCACAATGTTTCAAAAGAACATTGTATCCTTCAATTGCTTCCATAACAATTGAATGAATAGAATAATTCAAAGAGAAGAAATCTTTTACAAGACTTTTTTCAATTGGGTCAACTATATTTTCAACAATCTTTTTCTTGAAAGCGTCGGTAATATTTTCATAAACTTTAACAATGGCGGGACATATGGGTTGAAATATAAATTCATCATCTGTGATTGATTTATTATAAACATCAATTTGAATATTTACTTCTTTATTAAATTGGCTTTGTTTCATAGTTTCTTTTTCAATGGTTTTAAACTTAACTATAGTGGTTTTTTTATCGATTAAAATGAATTTAATAATGAGAGATTGAACAGGTTTATCAAAGTCGGGACCGATTGTCACATTTAGAAAAGGGGAAACTATATTTGGGTTTAATTTTAGTTTAAGAATCATCCCGTTTAAACTACTAGTCGATAAAACATTAAATGTTGAATTATTAACAAATAAATCAAATGCTGAATCTAAAGTATATAGAGACCTATTTTTTATACCGGAACCCTTCATATATATTATTACAACATTTTTCTAAATTTAGAAGTTGTAAATACCTTTTGGTCTTAATTCATTTGGTTGACCGCCTGGTAAGATTGGAGGCAATGGAAACATAGCAACAGAACTAAAAGGAGCAATTTTTTGTTGTGGTTGTAAATTGGGTGTTAAAGTAGGATTCATACACAATTCACGAGAAGAAAACAATTGACCAGACATACATAAATCATTTTCACCAACTTCAATACATCCTCTTTTTTCCTGAAATTCACCGACCAAACAGTAGGATGTTTTGGAAGAAGAGATTGGATTCTGAATAGGCATTGAAGAGGGGCTAGGAACAGGCTGAAAAATTTGATTGGAACGCACAGATTGAGTTTGAATAGACTTTTCCAAAGGTTGTTGCACAGGCATCTGTTGTGAAAGATTCGGCAAAGAGATACCCGAAACAGCACCATTTCCAGTACTAGCATTGATTAATACATTAGTGGCATTATGTATAGCACCATTAGCAATATCTAAAGAAGTTTTAGCTACATTGGTTACGACATTAGAGCCGGCATTTATGACACTTCCTGTGGTATATCCCAAAGTGGCCAATGCCGACGAAAAAAAAGGATAAAGAAAATTAACAATGGATTGTAAAAGATTACCCGTAATAATCAAAATATTTATTCCTAAAAGAGAAAGAACAAGAGTTATAAGAAGAACAACAATAATAATGTTTTTAGTGTCCATTATACAAACTACAAAGATAATTGTTTCGTTTATTATAGCTTTCAAAATTTGTTTTTCTATTATAAAATGAGTTATTTTAATTATATTGAAAGTTTGTTTTTGATAAGTTTAGGAATAACTTTTGTGTTAATTTTATTTTTAATTTATCATTTCAAACAGAGAATTACAAGTTTAGAACAAAAAACAGAAACAATGTTTGGAATTGTAAATAGTATAGTGAAAGATATGAGAACTTTCGTTCAGTCGTCGTTTCAACAAGTACCGCCTATTCCTACTACCAATATTTCATTACAACAAGAAAAAGTGACAACAAATAAAATGGAAGAACATGAAGACGAGGAAGGAGACGAAGAAGAGGAAGAGGACGAAGACGAAGAGGACGAAGACGAAGAGGACGAAGACGAAGAGGACGAAGACGAAGTAGAATACGATGAAGAAGACAATAATTTTAAAATCTTGGTCATTAAAGAAGATAATGATATTATTTTGAATGGCATCGAGGAAGTAATAGCGCCAGAAACTCAACAACGGAACATCACACCAAATGAAGTGTTTGAAGAAATAAATGTTCAAGTTTCGTCAGCGGAAACTTCAGTAGAAGTCCATTCAGCGGAAGTCACTTCAGAAGAAGTCCATTCAGCGGAAGTCACTTCAGAAGAAGTCCATTCAGCTGAAGTCCATTCAGCGGAAACATCAGTAGAAGTCACTTCAGAAGAAGTTCCACAATTAAAAGTTACGTCAGTAGAAGTCCCTTCAGCAGAAGTCCCTTCAGCGGAAACATCAGTAGAAGTCACTTCAGAAGAAGTTTTACAATTAAAAGTTACGAGAGAAGAATCAACAGAAGAAACAATAACAAAAGAAGAAAAGCCTACAGATGAAAAATTAAATTATCATAAATTACATATTAGTGAGCTAAAAAAACTAGTATCCACAAAAAAATTAACAACTCAAGATATTTCAAAATTAAAAAAACCCGAATTAATTAAAATATTAGAAGATTCGGAGAATTAGACGCTTGAAGAGCTTGTCCAAGGCGAGCGAAGCTCGCTGGCTGTCGACCGCCGAAGGCGGTCTTCCTAATTTAATTTTTCAGCGGTATAAAAATATCCCAATGTATAATATATGTTTACGAGTAAACCAGAATCTTTAGAATGTGCTTATCCAGTAATTAAAGAAACAATTCCACAATCTAAATTAGGATATAGTGCCAACAACAAATACGACGGATACCCCCCTATTATGATGGATGGTCGTACGATTACATCGACATATCAACCCGAATCAGCATTGAATGAAAAAATTATTCAAGAAAATGACATTAAATCAAATTGGCAATATAGAAAATTTTTAACAGAAAATGCTAATCAAATTATGAAACAAAACTTTAGAGAAGCATCGAACGATGTAGGTTATGTCAAACGATTCAACGATTTCTATGTAAATTCGATGCCCTATTTATATAAATCGTATGAAGATACAACAAAACCAATAGGCTATCAAAATAGTGATTTAAAAGAATTATATCTATCGAGAGAACAATTGGACGCAAATAGAATTGCCCCAACACTAAAATAAAAAAGTAGTTAAAAACATCATAATTATTCTATAATGTTTTTACATAAATGAAACTCATAAGTTTTGATATTGGAATTAAAAACATGGCGTATTGTATTTTTTCTCTCGAATCAAACACATTAAAAATTTTAAAATGGGATATTTTAAATTTAATGAACGAAGAAGAAAAAGTACAACAAAATACATGTACTTGTCTTTTAAAAAATAAGAAGCAATGTACAAAAATAGCGACTTATAAGAAAGGCGAGAACTATTATTGTAAAAAACATTCTCTGGAACAAAAAGAATGGATGCTTCCAACAAAAGAAAATACAGCCACATCAATTAAAAAACTAAAATTACAAGACTTGAGAGAAATGGCGAACAAATGGTCGATAGTAACAGAAACATCAAAACCCCAACTTTTAGAGAAAATCATTGACCATATTACAAAAAATACATTAGAGAAAATAGAAAAACCGATAAATAAAAAAACACAAGACATGGATTTAATACAAATCGGTAAAAATATGACAAAATTATTGAATGAAATACCCAATATAGAAACAATGACACATATTATTATGGAAAATCAAATTTCACCAATAGCAACAAGGATGAAAACGATTCAGGGAATGTTGGCACAATATTTTATTATGAAGTGTCAACAAGAAACATCAATTATTGAATTTATTTCGTCTGCCAATAAACTAAAAGGATTTTTCCCGACACAAAAATCATCTTATAAAGAGAATAAAGAGAATTCTATAGTGATTTGTTCGAAAATAATTGAATCCAATGAGTGTCTTCACGAGTGGATAGAAATAATGAAAACACACAAAAAGAAAGACGATTTGTATGATGCTTTTTTACAAGGAATTTGGTATTTAAGAAACAACAAAAGAATTGTTTGTATCGAAGACAAAAATACAAATGCGGTCATCTTGAATATAAATAGTATGCCTTTAACATAATAAAAATGGAAGTAGTTGATTTGAATTTAGGAAATTTGGAAACAATAAAAATGAATCTAAGTGATTCACCTTCAGTAAGTTTTGATCCAAGTGTTGAATTATTGATGAATGACAAAAAACGAACAAATAGTCATTCCAATATAGAACTATCAAATATTGAAAATTTAGAAAAAGAATTGAATGATTTGGCGAATCCAACACCTTCGGTCGATGCCAATTCCAAAAAATTAAATGGATTTGGAAGTTGGTTTAATTTTTCTTCACCAAAACCAAAAGATATTGAACCAAGTGATTCCAATTTGGGACAAGCGACGAAAGAGAGTATTGGAGGAAATTCAACATGGGACGGATTTACAAAAGTAAATGAAGTACCAAATTTCGTTCCGATTACATCACAACAAACAGACAGAGAAAAACGAAGAAAAAAAAGACTGATGATTAAAAAAATAGAGGAGTGGTTTGAAAAAGGTCATATTAAGAACAATCCCCATTTTACGTTGGATAGTCCTTATGAAGAAGTAGAGGACGAATATGAAACAGCATTGGAAGACAAAAGAAAAAAGGACGCTCTTAAATTACAATCGTGGTGGTTAAAAACCTTGGTCAATTCGGTAGAATTTGCCAATACGACATTTGACCCCTTTGGGTTGGATTTGAATGGATTTGGTGAACAAGTTGAAGAAGATATGGATAGTTATGGGGAAGTATTTGGTGAATTATACGAAAAATACAAGGGGGGGAAATTAGCGCCAGAGATTTCTTTGTTGTTGAAATTAGGTATTACAGCGGCAACAATAAATATTACAAACAAAGCATTGTCATCAGCCACACCAGGATTTAGAGATGTGATTAAACAGAGTCCAGAATTAATGAAAATGTTTACAAATGCGACGGTCGACGTAATGAGTCAAAAAAGCCCAGGATTTTCGTTTTCCTCAAATTTGATGAATAAACCAGAACAAGTCAATACAAAATATGGACCACCACCAGAACCCGTTGAGACTAAAACTCAGAATCCACCGCGACGCCCAGGCCAAATGGAATTTACGGAAAGACCGAATCCCTTGAGACCTGATATAAACGAAGCAAGGGGGACTATGTTCCGCGAACAAGGTATTGAGATTGGAAACAACTATCAATCAGTGAGTCAACAACAGCCTCAGCCTCAACAAAACATCAATATTTCGTTTGATCAAAGAGAAAAACAAGAACGCTCAAAAAGACCAGAAATGCAAGGACCTTCAGCAGACATTGAGAATTTTTTGTCTGGACTGAAACCGCGTTCAGTGAATATTCACGATGAAGATTCAATGATTAGTATTGCTTCATTAAAAGACGCACAGAATACAAGAATGCCGAGACAAAGCAAAAAGAAAAATAGGTCGGAAAAAAATATTATAGCTTTGGATATTTAGAGACACATAGAACAATTGAAACCTAAATATTTTCTATAGTGGCCGTTTTACAAATACCATAGGATCTACGATGCCATTGACAAATACCATATTGCACAATACCTGCAATATGGTCTTTGGTGCCATATCCCATATTTTTATTCAATTTATAGCGTTCAGCCAATATAGGGTATCGTTCACACAATTCCAAAATATAAGTATCACGAGCGACTTTAGCCAAAATAGAAGCAGCCGCAATAGAATAATAGAGACCATCACCCTGTTCAATGGTTTGATGAGGAATTTCGGTTAATTCCATCGTTTCTTCATTACACCACATAAAAGGGCGAAAATCGTTCCCATCAATCAACAACAGAATATCATTCATAGTCCCCAATTTTTGAATTATTTCTGTAATACAAGAATTCATACACATCAAAACAGCTTCCCGAATATTGATTTGGTCAATGACATCATTTTCAACATATTGGACAGACCAAGCAATAGCGTGTTGTTTAACAAAAGCGGCGGCTTCTTGAATTTTCTTTTTACTGGTAAATTTTTTGCTATCTTTGATACAAGAAAAGTCCGCTTCTTTATCTTTAGGAAACAAAATTGCACTCACATATAATCGTCCAAACATTGGACCACGACCACTTTCATCCACACCAATTTCATACAAATAATTGGGATTGAAACAATGTAATAGTTTAGACATTATTATTATTATTATGAATAAACAATATTTTAAACAATTTCAATTTTTTTGTCATCATCATATATAGTTCAAGATGAAAATAACTCCTTTATTTATATTTTTTATATTGATGTTTCTCTTTTTGATTTTCATATTATTTATAAGGGGCAAAAAATACTTTAATTTTACAGAAGGATTTATTGCTTTTGAAGGAGACAAAAATCCATTATCAAATATTTTAATTCCACTTTATTCAAAGACAAAACCGGTTATGAAAATTTATGATAATTTTTATTTAGACCAAACCAATTTAAATTTAATCGAAGTCAATGGAATAGCCTATAATCAAGGAACAACAATTACAGGAAATATAGATGACCAAGGAACAACAATTAATAATTTATGGGTGATACCACCATCTGGACAGACCATTAATATTCCGAGCGACATCCCCAATCACGAACCAAGTTTAGCACAAATGCCAAATTTACTAAACATTCAACCATGGTCGTATATATCACAATCGCCATCCATGCCATCATCATCAAACGGAAATTATACGGATACCTATCAAATATTTTTCATGCCTGTTCCACAAATCAATACAACAATTGCTTATGTTGCCCATTTAACAAATTCCAAAAGTCTATTATGTTTAAAAATTCAAAGTCAAGTAGAAGATTGTTATTTCATTAGTGATCCGTCGTTTCAAGGATTGGGTGTTGCTATTTCAGATACAGACCCAAACAATGGTGGTTTAGTCAATGAAACATTGTATGATGCCAATCAATCAGTTTTCCAAATCAGTACTTTGGTTAAATTTGATTATACAACACAAAACTTATTGGTTAAATCTTCAAATGGAGCCACTTTATCTGTTTACGATTATAGCAAAAATCAAACTATTTCAACATCAGCACCAACAGCAGGTACATTTTTGACGAAAACATCATCAAACGCATTTTCAGCTTGGTCTGTTGTTGATGAAAACAACAATTTAATTGTTTATATACCAATTAATAGTGAATATACGATGATTTTATTATTACAATTCAGCGGAAATAAACTATCATTGGGTAAGGCAATCACCTTTTTAAAAGACATATCGACACCTATTAATGTTTATCCGACATATACACCAACGACACCAGCACCAACGACACCAGCACCAACGACACCAGCACCAACTACACCAGCACCAACGACACCAGCACCAACGACAACAAAACCAGCGACAACACCAGCAACGACACCAACAACAACGTCAACAACGACACCAGCAACAACGACCAGTCCTGTTCCAACAACTTCCGCTACTACACTTTCACCATCATCCGGCGGATTTGGAAATGGTAGAAATAAAATAAATACACAATATCAAAATCCAATTTCATCGTATTACAATATGCAAAATCCAAACTATAATACAAGTGATTATATATTAAAAACCCAACTTATACCACCGGTTGGTTGCCCAAATTGTATTTGTTCCAATTGTCAATCTTCACCCTATTCAAATTGTTGTAGTAGCTGTGGTGGAAGTACAAATGGTGTTGCTATCAATACTCCTTCACCGGCACCAACAACACCACCGATTCCAACAATTCCAACAATTGGTCCGAGCACACCTGTTTTAGGCAATGCTATAGGTAGAGCAGCTACTGGAGTAGGGAACGCTGTAGGAGGTTTAGCTACTGGTGTAGGAAACGCTGTAGGTGGTTTAGCAAGTGGAGTAGGAAATGTCGCAGGAGGATTGGAAACGGGAGTAGGAAACATAGCGGGAGGGGCAGGAAATTTAGTAGGAGGTGTTGGGAGTGGTGTAGGAAACATAGCGGGAGGGGCAGGAAATTTAGTAGGAGGTGTTGCGAGTGGTGTAGGAAATATAGCGGAAGGGGCAGGAAATTTAGTAGGAGGTGTTGCGAGTGGTGTAGGAAATATAGCAGGAGGATTAGTAAGTGGTGTCGGAAATTTGGTAGGAGGCGTATCAAGCGGTGTAGGAAATGTTGTTGGAGGCGTATCAAGCGGTGTAGGAAATGTTGTTGGAGGCTTATCAAGCGGTGTAGGAAATGTTGTAGGTGGCGCAACAAAAAATGTTGGACTTGGAACAGACACTAATTTCAGTAATAGTTTTGGAATTGGTATTGGTGAAGGAGGACAAGTTATTTCAAACGGAATAGGAATGTCTGGAAGAAGTTTTAATAATCAAAGAAATCAATACTATCCAAGCCAACAACCATCTTCTTATTTGACACAATATGGTGCTCAATCGGCCCAAACATCAACATTTATTCCAATTACAAGCGATTTTTCGAAATTTCAAAAATAATAATTTTGAAACAACTTAAACTTCTTGTGTTTTTACACCTTTTCTCATTAAACGCCCATTTTATTAGGCAAAATAAGAAAATCAATCGTTATTCATATAAGTATGCTAATATATAGTAAGATGTTTTTATATAATTGAATAAAAAATTATATAAATAATAGGAGTTTTAAATGTGCAAAGGTATAATATTCAAGGGTTCAATGTTTTCGGTTTTTCCGTCTCAAAAAAATTGTTTACAAAGTATAGATATGGATGAAATATTGGAGAGAAAAGAAATAACGAATAAAATAAAACAATTATTGTCAGATTTTGATAGAAACACCAATAATATTATGTTTAAAAAAGGAATATACATCTATGGTTCACCAGGTTGTGGTAAAACTTTTTTCGTTAAAAAATTATTAAAAGAAATGAATTACGATATTATTCACTATGATGCCGGAGATATAAGAAACAAAGCATTAATTGAAACCATTACTAGTAACAATATATCCAATCAAAATGTATTGACTATGATGAAAAAACAGAAACAAAAAATTGCTATTGTGATGGATGAAATAGACGGAATGAACAATGGAGACAAAGGAAGTATAACAGCTCTAATTAAACTGATTCGTCAAAAAAAAACAAAAAAACAAAAATTAGAGAGTAAAACATTGAACCCCATTTTGTGTATTGGAAATTATTATGTTGATAAAAAAATAAAAGAATTGATGAAAGTATGCAATGTATTTGAATTAAAGAAACCGACAGATGCTCAACTTTCAAAGATACTTCAAATAAAAATACCAAATTTGAAACAGGATTTGGAACCTTTGTTGTTGAATTATATTCAAGGAGATATGAGAAAATTGGAGTTTATTTTCAAAATTCACGATAAAAATCCATCAATGATTAATGATGAAATTGTTCAAAAAATATTTCATTTAAAATCTTACAATGACGATTCCAAAAAAATTACTCAGTCTCTTATTCATAGACCTATTCCATTAAAAAATCATAATTTATTTATGAATGAAACGGACAGAACAATAGTTGCCCTATTATGGCATGAAAATATTATAGATGGACTTTCGTTTCAATCCAATATTATTAAATTTCAACATATTTATTCCATTTATCTGAAAATATTGGAAAACATTTGTTTTGCGGATTATATTGATAGAATTACATTTCAAAATCAAATATGGCAATTCAACGAAATGAGTTCTCTCATCAAAACATTTTATTGCAATAAAATCTATCATGATTTTTTGGACCAATATGATCTTTCTTCGCCCTTATTGAAAGACATTCGTTTTACCAAAGTATTGACAAAATATTCGACAGAATACAACAATATTTTATTTATTTATAACTTATGCAATGAATTGGATATGGATAAAAAAGATTTGGTTTCTCTTTTTCAAGAATTGAGATTGCATTACGGAAAAGATTTAATTCAAAATTCGGAGATTTTATCTGAAATTGAGAAATTGATTCATCACCCTACTATAGATAAATTGGATATCAAAAGAATGTATCGTTATTTGGATAAAAATGTAAAAAAAGAGACACAACCAACTATTTTAGAAGAAGAGGAAGAAGATATGGACGAAGAAATAATAGATGATATTTAGGGGAAATTTCTACACATAGTGTATAAATGTCTGTACAATATAGTTCTCATTATTCTGTTCCTCAAGAATCATTTATAAAGACAAATATGGATATGCCATACAATGTTCCAATGTCCTACCAAGTGACACCGCCTATTTTTCCTCAGAAATCCACGTTTAGTATTTTTGGTCCTTTAACCAAAGAATATTGTATTTGGTTTTATCTACTTTCTGTAGTTGGATTTGTTTTACTGGTTCTTTTATTGGTAAGTGGTCTATTCATTGGTCTATCAAAAGGTAAAAACACTGAATATTATTATTATTTACTTATGGGTTCATTGGCTTATGGTATTTTTTATTTTCAAAATAGATTGTTGTATTCTATGTGTATAAAATCTCTTTAATTTTTACGTATAGTATAATAAAGAATGGATACTCTTTATTATAGTAATTATTGTAAACATTGTCAAAAAATATTACAATATATAGTGAAATCAAATTTAATAGATAAAATTAATGCTATTTGTATTGATAAAAGAAAAACAGATCCAAGGACAGGACAATATATTATTGTTTTAGAAACCGGAAAAACGATTTTATTGCCTCCCAATGTTCATTCAGTTCCTTCTCTCTTGGTCAAATCAAATTATCACGTGATTAGTGGTGATGAAATTATTCAATACTTTGAGCCAGTAGCGTCTTTACAAGAAAAAATAGCACACGGAAGTTTAGGTGAGCCTTCCGGATTTGATTTGACGAGCAATAGTTTATCGGACCCTTATACCTTTTATTCAGAACCATCTGGACAAAAAGCGTTACAATCTCAACGGGATAGTTTCGTGAGTGCCAATCATAGTATGATGCCAATTCGTGCGGAACCTGATAATTATCGTCCAAATAAATTATCGGCAGATGTCACTATAGACCAATTGCATAGTTATCGGACAGAAGACATTAAAAAATTAAACAATGAAGAAATGAATGCTATGATATCAGAAATGACGGAAACACGAGAACAAGACAAACAACATATTTCATCCAATTATACAATGGCCCCCAAGATTTAGCGATGAGATTTTCGGGATTTTTTTCCTCCAACAGCATTTTTTACGGGTTCTGATTTTACGGGTTCTGAGATTTCCTTTTCTCTTGGTGTACTTGAAGCAGTGTCCATAGGTGCTGGTGCTACAGGTGTTTCTTCTTCAACAGGTTCAGCAGGTTCAACACTTTCTCCGACCATTTTTCCGCCTTTTTTGTTCTTTCGGCTTTTGCTCTTAATACGAATATATCCAAATTTTCCCTTTCTTGTTCCATAACCATATTTCAACAATCGTTTTTCTTTTTTGGCAGTAGTGTGTTTTTTTAAACTAACAATACGACGTGACGATTTATTGTAAAATAAATCATCTTTTGTTAATCCGCCGGATGTTTTGTACGCAGAACCGAACCAAACTTGTTTTCTTGAACCAAACAATTCATTGTATTTATGTCCATGGACTTCATATTTTCCGTCAGAACCTCTTTCTGGTCTTTTCATTCTATTATACAATAGAATGAGAATTTATTAAAAATTTTCTCTAAATAAATTTTATTTGAATAAACTACGCCACCAAGAATTTGTTTTTCTTTTTTTGGTTGATGTCCGCCTTTTTTTATTTGTTCTTCTTTTTCCCCGTTTTCCGCCACCAATGGCTTTGCTAACATATTTTGCTGAATTTCCTTCATCTACAAAATTTGGAATAGGTGGTGGTAATACATTGCCCGATTTCGTATAGGCAACATCATATGATTGTGCTCCCGACATATATATATATATATTTATTGAGATATATTTTCCGAGCCCTTGCCAATGCAATCAAAAATCGGCATTGAATTCAAAAGTAGACTCGTCAATTTTTTTATTGGCTAAAGCATATTGTGAATTTGTTCTCTCAAAAAAGTTGACTTTTGATTCAATACTAATCAATTCCATAAAATCAAAGGGGTTCCCCACATTGTAAATCTTATCGTATCCCAATTGAACAGACAATCGATCCGCGACAAATTCAATGTATTGTGACATTAAATCCGAATTCATTCCAATGAGTTTACAAGGAATGGCCTCACATATAAATTCTTTTTCTATAGTGACGGCTTCAGTAATGATTTCATGAATTTTCTTTTTATTCAACTTTTTATTCAATTTAGAATACAACAAAATAGCAAATTCACAATGAAGAGCTTCATCACGAGAGATAAATTCATTGGACAAAGTGAGCCCAGGCATGAATCCCCTTTTTTTTATCCAATAAATACTTGCGAAACTAGAACTAAAAAAGATTCCTTCCACAATAGCAAAAGCAACCAAACGTGTTGAAAAAGAAGAGCGATTGTCACCAATCCATTTTCTAGCCCAATTGGCCTTTTTTTGAATGCACGGATAGGTTTCAATAGCACGAAACAATCTGTCCTTTTCGTCACTATTATGAATATATGTTTCAATAAGAGTCGAATACATCTGAGAATGGATTCCCTCCATAAATATTTGCATTCCATAAAAAGCACGAATTTCTGAAACTTGAACCTCATTCATAAAACGAACAGCTAGATTTTCCAATACAATACCATCGGACGCAGCAAAAAAAGCCAAAATAGAAGAAATAAAATGTTTTTCATCTTTATCAAGGTGTTCTTTCCAATGTGTTAAATCTTTTGATAAATCAATCTCTTCTACACGCCAAAAACAATCCAATTGTTTTTTATACATTTGCCAAACATCGTCGTATTTTATTGGAAACATTACAAAGCGATTATCGTCAGGAATTAGAATGGGTTCAGTTTTATCGGTAGCAGACATTTTCCTAAATGGATATAGTAAATTGATTTTATATCCTTTTCAAAAAAAATAATTTTATAAAGGAACCAATGGTTTTTCAGCGAAGGGCGAGCTGACGGCCTTGTGTCAACAAGCTTGAGAAATTTTTTTACCAATTTAAACATAATGGGGGTCCCTGACTTAAGTGAAAGATTCCCTGAAAATTGATTTTTTTTATTAACAAAAATAAAACATAAAATGGAGTTTGAATTGAAAAAAGACATTCATAAAAAAGGGAATAATTTATTAGCATTCTTTGATGAAGTAAAAAAGATTGTATTGAATTCAAATAATCATGAAAAACTTATCGAAAAAAATTTATTGAAATATGGATTTACGGAAACAAAAAACAAAATGAAATGTAAAGACAGAGAATCAATAATAAATAAAATAGACGATAAAAATATTATGCCGAATAATACCTTTATAAAACAACCCTATGGTTGTCAACAGAGTCCGGATTTTCTATTGAAATATAATAACTTCATTATTGGATTAGAATGTAAATCGAGTAAAACAAATTATCCGTTATACAATAGTGGTGGTATTCATGAATATATTTATGTATTTTCAAAACAAAATGGAGAAACGATATTTTACCAAGGCAATGATATTGTAAATGATGAAATGATTAAATTGACTCAAGAATACATAAAAAATGTCGATAAATTAACAAAAGAAGTTAATAAAAAATTAAAACTGGCGGATAAAATAAATATAAATTATTCACATTATCATCGTGATATGATAAATACAAGTGTCAATTATTTTACACATCCATTGAAGAAAATATGGGAAAAAAATGTTTATGAAAAAATGATAAAAATAGGAACATTATAGAAATATCGGAAAAATAGTCTCTAATTCAGTTTTTGATAATCCATTATTTCCCAAGAAAGATTTAATAAATAAATCCGTTTTTTTATTTTTCAGACTTTTTACAATTAGTTCGAATAATGGTATTGTTTCGGCATTGTTTTTTTTTGAATAAATTATATTCAAATGATTTTCAACCAAATAGGGTCTATCACCCAAATTCACTAAAGAATACTTTAAATTATATGAACTATTTCCGTTTCCTCTATTAACAACTAAAATAATATTGGTTGAACCATCTTTATCAATAAATTGTTTTTTTTCTGCGTTTGAAAATGTTATTAATTTCAATTCATTTGTATCTGAAATGTTTGAATTGTAAATCAATAATGTTTTTTTATCGTCATTTGTCAAAATATCTTTACATTGATTCCATACAATAGTTCCTGTTTTTACAAACAATCCAAGTTCTTTTAATGTTGTTGAACCCCGTAATAATTCTTTCAGTTGAATAGAATTTTCATTGAATATATATTGGTTTCCGAGTAATAAAGAATAGTTATCCTCAATGTTTTTATTTGTTTTTTTATAAATAAATCCAATAGTGGTTTGTTGTGTTTCTAAAAATAAATTTGAATTGCTATAATCAATAATTTGTAATATTGTCCCTTGTTTTTTTAAGAAATTTCTAATATTTGAATAATAATGACTATTCAAAAAACTCCTTGGTATAATGAAAGATAAAATACCATTTTCTTTTAATAGGAAAATTGAATGAAGTATAAATAAACAAAACAAGTTTGGACGACCAACACAATATTCAATATATTGCGTTGGAACATCTTCTTTATTACATACAACATACGGAGGATTCCCAATAATTAAATCATACATAGAATTTGGATTGAATTTCAAAAAATCTTGATTAAATAATTGAACAGAATTTTTATATTGAATATTTTGGATATTTTGAAATATATAATCATTTAATTCAATGCCGTCAATATGAATAGAATTGTATTTTTTATCAATAAAATCAATTATTTCACAACTACCACAAGAAGGTTCCAATATAAAACTCGGTGGATTTTGAAAATACTTAAATGTTTCTTCAACTAAATTTTGAATTATTTTTTTGGGTGAAATAAAAATTCCAAATTTTTTTTTGACGTCTTTTGATAATTCCTTCGTTATTTTCAAAGAAATTGTATTAAAATTTTCATTGTCATTCATTACTAATTACTAATATAAACAATATATTTTTTAAATCAATTTTTCAGGGAACCAAGGTTTTTCGGCAAAGCTTGCGCGAAGGCAGGTTTACCGAGTTCTTATATTCAAACTTTACTACGGGTATGAAAAGACCCAACCTTGAATTATTTTTTTGAAAAAACTTAAAGGGGCAATCCCGCTGAAAATTAAATTAGTACAAGCTTTGCTTGTCCCATTTTAATTTTTCAGCGGTATAAATGTTCAAGGGTAAAACCACATAATAATTAAATATTTGGAGTTTTAGGAAATAATAGAGTATTTTATATGAGAGCATCGGACCAAACTGAACCTTCAAAGGTAGGAAAGCAAACTGACAAACCAGTCAAGGAAAAAAAGGGCAGAAAACCAAGAAAACAAAATGAAAAAGAAATATTGAATGAATATTTTTCTGCTCAGCAACAGGACGAAGAAGTTTGTACAGCTACTACCGCGGTTCCATATCAATACGTTTCCCCCAAAGATAAACTTAAATTGGAGGAAAAATTCACAAAACCCAAAAATCCCCATCAAGAAGAATTGGTCAGAAACTTAAAAAATAAAAATAAAAAAATAATATTCGTAACGGGTCCTGCCGGAACAGGTAAAACACTTTTTGCGACGGAATATGGAATTCATAATTTCATTACAGGTGTCTGTGATAAATTGGTGTTTACTCGTCCTTCTGTTTCAGTAGATGAAGAATTAGGATTTCTTCCAGGAACTTTAGAAGAAAAAATGGCTCCATGGATTCGTCCGATCTATGATGTTTTGTATCAATTTATCTCTCCAAAAGAAGTTCAATATTTAAATGAAGAAAAACTCATTGAAATTGCTCCTTTAGGATTTATGAGAGGAAGAACATTTAAAAATACATGGATTGTTGCGGATGAAATGCAGAATTGTACAATTTCACAAATGAAAATGTTATTGACAAGATTGGGTGAAAATAGTCGTTTGATAATCACGGGGGATTTAGAACAATACGATCGTCCAAGTGAGACCAATGGTCTAGAAGATTTTTTAAAAAAATTTCAAGATAAGAAATCCGCGAGTATTGTGAGTTTTAAATTTGAAAAAAGCGATATTCAAAGAGAGGAAGTTGTCAAAGAAGTTTTAGATATTTACGATGCATAATAACTTGTGTATAATAACTTTATAAAAAAATATGATAAAAAGATATATGAATATTCCTAAAAAATTGTCTCAACCATTGAAATTTTTATTGAAGAATGTAAACGTCAATGTCATCAATATAAAAACAGATTTTTTCATTCATAATACATTTGTTCTTTATTTCTTTTTTGTTGTTTCTCTTTTTTATATTTTTTATTTAGCATTTCAAAAAGAATTCTTGTCCGTGAGTGTTTTTATTTTATTTGGATTTATTGCTTCGTTTTTTACAAAAAATATGATTATTATTTTATTTCTTGCTTTGACTTTTACCGGAATTTATCGATTAGGAGGAGTCTATAATTTAGAAGGATTTACAGGTGATACAGATGAAGATGCTGAGAACAAAGACATGATTGAAGAACCCGAAGGAGGAGAAAACAATGAAGATATGGATGAGAATACTTTTATCAAACAAAACGAAAAAAAGAAAGAAAAAAATATGGAGACTCAACAAGAATCAATGATTGCTGATCCTGAAGAATTGGATACTGATTCCAATTTAGAAAAAGCTGACCTAAAAACCAGAAATAAAATCAAAGGAGTCGATGACGATGGACTCAATAAAATTCAAGAACAAACACGTATAATATTGGATACACACAATGAATTGATAAAAAATTTGGACGCGTTAAAGCCGTATTTGAGAGAAGCAGATAGTTTTTCAAAAAGTATTACCAAAATAATGAATGGTAGCAATAGTGCCAAAATGGATTGATTGAAGTGCATTGTAAAACACAATAGATTATTCTATAATGTTCTTTCACTTGTTTAGGAGAAGAAACAAGAAAAAGTAAGACAATCGTTGTTAAGAAGCGGTAAGCACAACTATTGATTTTACACTTTTGAACAAAATTGATTCGTATTTTGTAAAAATCGAGAGAAACCCGATTCAAGCGTACAAGAAATGTAACAAATAATTGGGCTCTAAACTATTAACATATTTTTCAACAATATCGTATGTGATTTTTTTTTTTTTCGGTAAATATTCACTATAATGTAAATAAGAAATATGGTAAGCGTAACGAATAGAAATAAATGATACTTTTTTAAAAACATAGAAATCCAAATAAGATTGAAAAATACCACGAATGAATGTATTGAGATGTTTTTGAAGCTCTGAAAATTCATTTTTATATTGAGGAAAAAATTCAATAAAATCTTTGACTTTTTGTATTTTTTGAAAACATAAAAAATGATAAAACAAATTATGATTTATTTTATCGATTTCCTGTTTTTCAAAATAATTTGGATTCAATAATTTCGTTCTTTCTCCTGTAATTGTATTTGTAATAGAAACACCCATAAAATTAGAATCAGTATGTACTGATCCATAATGGTCTCTCAAATATTTATAATTTTTTCCTTCAATTCTCTTTGGAAAAGATACGACGGGACTTTGTTCCGTCCCACAAAAACATTCCCAATATTCATATTCATTTGGAGAAATATATTCGGCCCATCCCGATGATACAATTTTGTAAACTGCTACCAAATACAATTGGGACAATTTTTCTTTCATAACAAATTGATAACAATATTTGCCGTTCAAAAAATGAAGAGTTCCTCCAAGAATTTGAAAAAATTTTTCACGATAGGATATTTTTTCATTTTGAATGATACGATGACAACCAATATTTCTTCTCATTGAAATTTCCCAAGAACCATTACAATAAAACAAAGCAATTGTAGTACCAAAAATCATTTCATTTACAATTAAGTTTTCATTTATTTCGAGATATTTTTCTGTAAATTTAGAAAACAAAATGGATTTAGGAGTTGTGAAACAGACCAATTCATCTTTGAAAAATACAACGGAACGATATAGAATGAGAGATTCTTCTTCTGTTCCTTTTTCATAACTTAAAATTGTATAACCTGATTTGTTCCGCGGTTTAATTTTTGGATGTTGAATAAGTTTTAATGAATAGGACATACCATCTATAATGATATATGTTTAAACCTTTTTACACGCTGATTTTTATATGGATAGAGACATGTTACTTCTTTTACAAACAAGGAAAAAGAAGACCAAAATGTTTTAGGGAAAAAGAATAAATACCTACGATACTCTTTTTAGGAAGATAAGTATGGTAAGGCGTGAAAATAGCCATTATTCCTTTTTATTTTTTGATTATCCCAAGTCGGCGTTTTAAATGTGCAAAGATGTAAGGATAATAGTATAGATATTATATAATTACATAGTATAATGAATGATTATGACGATACAACTACAGATACATTCAAAATTATAGAAAATTTGGAAAAAGACAAAGAAGAAATTCCAAAATCCACTATAGAAAAAATAACGAGTGCTGAAACAGACCTATCCGTTTTTGAAATCAAAGAAATAAGGGGAGGAGCAAAAATAGATGTAGAATTAGGAGATATTGTAGAATTATGTGCGCCAGACAATCCCGAATGGAATCAACATACTTTCTTTGTTGAATATGTAGATATACAAAAAATAAAATTAATCGATATTGAAACATTACAAGAAACAACTCTTAGTTTAAATGGAAGAAAACAATTGGTCGATTCAACCATTATAGGTTGGTCTTTATTAAGTCGTGAAACAACACGAGGATATGCTCGTTTATATGGATTGGTCCCCAAAAAATGGATTAATATTTATTTTGAAGGAGAACTTCCAACCATCATTATAGGTCAAATTACAAATTTAGAAGAAGATTTGATTGAAATAACACCTATAAAATCAGGAAACGAATATCCCGAACCAATCTATATTGATTTTGCTTACAAAGGAATTCCGGAAGAACTTTCCATTTCTAAAATTGTATTGAGAGAAGAACCAAGTATTGAAAAACAATTAAAGACTAGTCCAATATCTTTAGAAAACGATGAGAAGAAAGAAATTCCAAACATTCAATATTTACCCACAGGAGAAGTCATTTTGGAAATTCCGGAGAACTTTATTCCTCAGTCACCACAATATACGCCCCCCGATTTTGAAGAAGAAGAAGACGAAATAAAAGAAGAAGAAGAATTTACAATATATGCTGAAATTCCAGAGAATGAACGAATTTATGGTATTGAAATACAAACGAATGAATTATTGGATAAAATGTTTGGAGAAATACCAAAATACAAAAGAACCCCCTCGGTTTTACAAAACATACACAATATAATTGAAAGATACAAACAATTACGTAAAAAAATATATATATTTGATTCCAACGGATTTGTTCAATCAAAAAAACCATTTGTATCCCAATCTCTTTCTGAATTGAATAAAAAACTGAATTGGATATTTCCTATTATCGAAGCAAAAAAAAAAATATATTATTCGGATGAAATTATCAATAAAACAATTCCTTCAGATATTGAACTTATCAATATAAACGAAAATTTATTTGAACAAGAAAAACATTATACAAACGACAAGTCGAGTGGTGGTCGGAATGTATACGAAGAATATTTATTTGAAACCTCTGAATTTCAACGCCCATTTTTAACGGATACAGAGAATAGTACTTCTCAAATTTCACAAGACATCCTTATTAACAATACAGATGAATTGGATCGTTTTCAGACAAGTATAGCAAGAACCAAAGAAAATGAGACAAGAATAACCAATTATTCTTTTTTTGTTCAACGCGTATTGGAAGAAGACCCCGTTCAAATCAACGGCTTAATGATATTACCGGAATCAGTTCGTATATATTCCAAAATAGATTTACATAAAACCAATATTTTACAAAGAAGCGAGCTTTCTCAAACATTTCTTTATTTCTTTCGTTTATTCAAGTCAAATATTGCTTCCATCCTTTTAAATGAAAAAAATCGGTTAGAATTCAAAGAATTACCATTTCAAGTAAAATTTCCACCTATAATGTTGAACGAAAAAGAGACACTTTTTGCCAATACTTTTCCAAAGACAGAGGAAATTATTTCAAAAAACGCTGATTATTTAACAAATAAAGTTTCTCTCAATGAATTTATTCGTTTATTGGAACCTTATTTGATTTACAATGAAAACATCAATCGTTCTCTCTTTTTCAAAATAAAAGATATATTACAGAAAAAAATCACAGAGACCCTTAGACAATTGAACCAACATAAAAATATAAAATACAAAGAAGAAACCACATTAAAGGGAAAAAACACTATAGAAAATTTAATAAAGAGTGAAGATTTTGAGACGACGAAAAAATTCGAAGAATTGTTAAAATATTATTTTGATAGCAACGATATAACCTCAAGTGAATTACTTTATCGTATTCACGCGACTGATTCAGGTGAATTGTATTTTACAATGATTTCTTATATTCTCTATTATTTGATAACACCTGTCGATAAATTGGTAGAAGAAGTGTCTAAGCCAATAATTCGTTTAGAAGAAGATATAAAAATTAAATCGAATGATTGTGCCCGAAAAGTGATTGCCAAAAAATATACATCCAAAAAGGAGCTGGAAAAAGACAATGGACAACCCGAATTGTATTTTGACAAAGAGTTAGACGATACACCCTACGATATTTACAAACAATATGAAAAAGAGAGAAAAAGGTTTAAAGAGGAAGATTTCCGAGAATATTTGAAACAGAATTTAATAGACCGACATCATTGTCCACCCAATCAAGCCGATGAATTGGTCGAAACATTTCTTCAACATAAAAAATTAGTGAGAGAAGGAGAATATGCTGTTTTACAAGAATCACCCAAATTATTTAAACATTTTTCATCTGAAACAATGACAGAGAAAGAGAACAAAGAAGTAGAAATTGAAAAAGAAATGAAAACAAAATACACCTATTATAAAAGAAACAAACAAAATGAATGGATATTGGATATCAGCATTCAAGATGAACGGGGTGAATTATACGAGAATTTTTGCGAGAATATAAAAAATTGTAAAAAGAATCCGGAAATCAATACATGTGAACCCTCATCGGAAAAAAAGATTCAAGAAAAATTTATAAGGTCGATTGGAGAGAAAGCGAATACATTGAAAGACAAAATAGATTCCATAAAAAGTTCCTTTATTATCAAAAAATTATTGGTGGATAGTAAATTGAACGATAAATATCAATTGGGCGAAGAAGTTAAAGAAAATACATTGATTAACCAATCCCCCCTTATTCCTCTTCGTCAACTTGTTTTATCTGAACAAGATTTTGCGAGAAGACAGCTTTATATTATTCGTTTTTACACAAAATATTGTCGAGAAGCAGATAAAAATGAAGACCCTCATTGGGGATATTGTCGTCAAAGCAATACAAAATTATTTCCAAAGTCTCTCTATGAATTAGCTTCCGCTTTTATTGACAACAATTATCAATTGAAATTAGACGAATTGATTTATAAAATTGGAGAGAAATCAACTGATGGTGACGCCGTCATAGACAAATATACGGGATATGTTTTAAAACGCGTAGACGATAGCACCGAAGAAGGCTATGATGATAGGGGCTTCAAAATAACGACAAATGCTATTTTAGAGACAGATACAATTGATGTTTTATTGAAAGAACTCAAAACAAAAAAATTCGACAACCCAATTGCCGAAAAAGTGTATAAAGTATTTCATCATTTAAAAATAAAAACAGGACTTAAAGACGATGATGAACGAATCGAAAATTTTGTTTTGACACAAAGCGTTCGTTTTTTATGTAATTCAGCAAAATTGCCAACAGAATGTTTAATCAATACAGATTATTTTGATTCTGAAGAAAAATATATTGAAAAACAAAAAAAAGAAGGACAAAAAACAAAAAAACAAATAGAAAAGGAAATGGCGGAAAATAAAAGAAAATACGCCACGTATTTAAATCGTGTTATTATAAATGTATCTATATCCATGTATTTAATAGCCATTCAAACGAATATTCCTGGAATCAAACCACGAAAGACATTTCCTCATTGTGTTTATTCCTATAATGGATTTCCAATGGATTCAAACAATGATTTGAGCGGAATTACATTTTTGGCCTGTATAGTGAAATCAACCGCCAACGATAAAATATTACTCGAACAAAACAACGAATTATGGAAATCTTTGGAAACATACAAGATTGAAATATTTATAAAAAATATCGAACTTTTTTTGAATTCAATTGTTGTTTCCGCCGATACAAGAGATGAATATTTGTTTAATTTATATAGGGATAAGAGAGCTTTTTTGAGTTTACAACAAACATTGGATACTGCCGGTTCGAGAGAACACGACGTTAAAAAATGGACACGTTTTCTTCCACCTATTGTAAATTATTCTGTTATTAAATCATTGAAATATTTGGATTCTGACAATTTCAAAACAGAATTGAATAAAAGTATTGTTCATGGAAATAAACAACAACATGAGAATTTGAATATTTACAAAAGTAAAATAATGTTAATGACCTATGCTTTGGTGGAGAGAATAAGAAATATCATTCATGGAATGAAAACACCCAATTTATTGATTAAATCTTTTATTCAAAATGCTTGTTGTAATGAGACGAATATTATTAATCCTATTCTCTATTTTGCCGAAAAAGACCCCGAAATTAAGAGAATTCTTGTTTCTACATATAAATACGCATTTGATTACAATGACTATTCATATTCAAAAGCAAAACTTCTCTATTTTGCCAAGGGCCAGACACCTGCCAAAAAAGAAAATAAAATAAATAAATATTCAAAGGAGCTGATTTATGCCACATATATTCATTATTGCCACTACGATAATAATTTGCCAATGGACGCTGATTTGGCAGATGTTTGTTCTAAAAAACCAGAGAATTATAACAAAGAATTGACATTGTCTCAAAAAATAAGTGTATTGGAAAAAGCGAACATTATCTATAATGAAGATATTCAAATTCATCGTTTAATGAAACGCGTATTCACAAGAAATATAATTTCATTTCCGACAAAAGATGAAGATTATTCCATATTAAGTGATTTTGTTCAATTTTTGGGAGAATTAACGGACTCCGATTCTGAACTGATTAACAAAACTTTTATAAAACATGTATTTGAAAGTGTGGAATCGTGCCATAAAAAAACTCAAATTATCCCAATAACAGACGTGGACAACGAAGAATACAACAAACAAATTGAATTCATTGATTTTTTGGCAAGAGAAAACAGAGATAAACATGAAAAATTGATATCCTTTTTTAAAGAATACAAAATACGCAAAACAAAGAACGTGATTGATTTTATGAATAAAATAAAAATGAATGACCGATTTTTGACAAAAACATCGTCCGACAATAGAAATTATTCTTTCGTTAAAAATTCTATAAAAGATTTTGTTCAAATTTTTCCTCAATTTGTAATTAACAAAAAAGAACCAATAATATTTGATGAATTGGACCATTGGCAAATTACCAAAGACAGAAGAGAACTAAGAAAATACTACAACAATTTCTATAGTGATTTGAATTCTTTTTTTGATGTAGACAATATACAATTACATACTTTTTTGAATCAAGTTACAAAAAAAATGTCTGTTTTTATAAAATGTATTGAATTATTACCTATTTATTCTCATCTTCAGATTAGAGAGAAAATTTGTTATCATTTGTTTAGTGAAAGAACAATCAACTTAATTTTAAAATATTTATGGTATTCTGTATTAGAAACATTTGTTAAAGAAACAGAAACGGAACGAGAAATCATCAACAAGAGCGAAAAAGACGAAAAAAAAGACGACGAAGAGGAAGAATATAAAAGTGAATATGAAGGTGAAATAGAACTTGAACAACTTCAACCCGAAGAAAGTAAGGAATTAAAGAATACAATTTCTCATTTGTTACAAGTTTTTGTTTCAATGGAAGAGGAAATATTAAAAACCGTTGACTACAATTATGCCAGTATTAAATCAGAGTCATTGAAACAATCAGAAAGAGAAAAGGACACCTTTATTGAAAAAATCGGCAAAATGAACAAAGACGAAAAAAAATTGGATAAAATGATGAGACGATTGAAATTAGGAAATTATTATGTGGACACACAAGCTTATAAAAACCCCGATTTCTTTGCTCAAGGGCCTATTCCAGCTACTGGGTCTGAACCAATTGTTGAAGACAATCAAGAACCTTTCACTATAGACTATGGTACAAATGTTCGTGATATAAATGCGAATGAAGATGACCCAACAGAAGAAGTTGTCAATCCACAATATGATCCAGATGATGTAGAAGAAAATAATTATGGTGAAGTTGAATTTGACAACAATATAGACGATTATTAGAACAAAAAATCTATCGTATAATATTATAATGATTAAACAAATTGTAATATTTTTTATTTTTATATTGACGCTTGTTATTTTGTATCGTCTGTTTCAAAAAAGACAACATTTATCACAAGAAAATTTCACGGCCTCTATTCCTACTACATCCAGTCCATTAAAAATTCAGAGTATTTCATCGGCAAATTCAAACATGCCATTGATTGAATATTGTATAAAAGCGTCTTACAATTCTGCATACGACGGGGCAAATGTTTCACTTTTAGCTTTGGATAACGTAATTTCTCGTGGATGTCGTTTTCTCGATTTTGAAATTTATTCTGTTGATGGTTCACCATCTGTGGCCTATTCTGTTGACCCAACCTTTAGCAGTTTGACCAGTAGAAATACTCTTCTATTAAAGAATGTCTTTAATGAGATAATCGGCAATTGTTTTACGGGAAATGCCCCCAATCCGCGTGACCCTCTATTTATTCATCTTCGAATCAATACAAATTGTGGTCTTAGCAATCAATCCGCCTGTAATATTTATCAACAAGTGGCTGGTGTGATTCAAAGCACTCTTTTACCTCGTTTATATTTAGACAATAGCGGAAATCCTATACCGGTTTCAAACAACACTCTATTATCGGATATTGCCGGAAAAATTGTGTTGGTCATGGATGCGAGTATCAATCGTGATTATAAAAATTATGCTATTTGTGACGCTAGTAACAATGAAACATGCTATAATTTACGACAATATATCAATATAGAAACAGGGGGGACCGCTTGGAAAAAATTTAAATTCAGTGATTTTTTGAATCAAACGAAAAATACATTGACGGTCGATTCAAACAATTCTATGATGGCAGAACCCAATACAGGAACTCTTTCCTTGCAATTGGTTTTACCTGATACGGGTGTCAATGTTCAAAACGCTTCTTTTCCGTTAAGCAATATTGTTTCCTATGGATGCCAAACAATCGCCTTAAAATTTTACAACAATGATTTGGGGTTGAAAGCGTACGAAGCAATGTTCAATAATTACAATACAGCGTTTGTGCCTCTTGGTTTTGCCGTTCAATACATCATAGAAGAAAATAAATAGACATCTATTGTTTATTCATCTATCATATAATGTTGTAAGACCGCCTTCGGCGGTTTTTATGCAATAAAAAAGGAACATAAAGAATAGCTGAATATTTTTATCATATAGCAATGAATAAAAATATTCTACCCATTTCAACAGAGGACAATTCATTCAGACAATTGAAACAACAATTGACGACCCTCTTGATGTTCAAATCGACGACAAATGACGCTTCTTCCATATTTACAATGGTCTATAGTTTTGTTATGATTTCTGTAATCGAAAGGTTCTTTTCTTTTTTACCGATAATAATTTCATTTATAAAACAATTTATTGGTAAAAAAATGAATCGTGTTGTTGAAAATATTCCCACATTGACTGCAACAAACCCGAAAATGTCCTCTATAGTCATTCATATAAAATTATCAAAACCAGATTCTCTCGGTTTTGCTTTGTTAGATTTCATTACCAATTCGAAGAACACAAGGTCTATTTATTTTGCAAACAACACTTTTTCTCTCAATGATAAGAATCCTATATTGATTGATGAAGAAAATGAAATCTATTCTCTTTTGATCAATACAGAAGTTTCTGGTGAAAAAATGGATGATGTAAAACAGGTTGTGGAAATATACAGCCATAAAATAACAATCGATTTTTTGAGAAAGTTTTTGAATCAAATGAGTCACGAATACATTATCAATGTACAAAACAAATTGGGAGACAAATTGTTTTATTTCAATAATATTTCAATACCTCCTTTTACAAATCCAGATGGCACGAAAGATTATTCCAAACTACCTCCATATTTTTCCTTTACGATGAAACAATTTTATACCAATCGTAAATTCTATAATGTAATTGGCGAAGAAATAGGTCTCATAAAAAAACGTGTTGATTTCTTTTTGAAAAATGAGAAATGGTACAACAACAAAGGCATACCTTATACCTTGGGGCTTTTATTATCGGGCTCGCCAGGTACGGGTAAAACCAGCACTATAAAATGTATTGCGAATGAAACAGGTCGTCATATTATCAATGTTCAGTTCAACGATGATATCACAAAAGCACAAATGGAAAATATTTTTTTCAACGAAACGATACAAGTCTATACCAATGATAAAAAAGTAGAACAATATATTATTCCTATACATAAAAGAATCTATGTATTTGAAGATGTGGATTGTCAAAATGAAATTGTCTTGGATCGAGAGAAAAAACAACAAGATTTTCTTGTTCCAGATATTCAAGCGTATGAAGCACCAACCAAAAAACAATTCAATATTTTGACTCAACCCAATAAAGCAACGATGGATTATTCACCAATGACAATGAGTTCAGAAAAATTAACTTTGTCAACTTTGCTGAATTTATTGGATGGAATTTTGGAGACACCTGGAAGAATTATCATCATGACGTCCAACTTTCCCAAACAATTGGACAAGGCTCTGATTCGCCCAGGAAGGATTGATTTAATTTGTGAATTTACAAAATGCACGAATAAAATGATTTGTGAATTTTTTGAGAAATTTTACGATATTGAATTGACTCAAGAAGACAAAAATACCATTTATTCCTTGACGGAATACATATGGAGTCCTGCGGATTTGACAAAAATTATGTTTGAAAATTTTGAAAATTACCGGAATGCATTATCGGAAATAAAAAAAACAGCAGATAATTCATTATTATTATTGGATGGACTCAAGCCATTTACTACTTCTTAACAACAACCTTTTTTTTAGTCGAGGAGGAGGATACAGGACCTGCATGTCCAGCCTTGGTTCCCTGATTTTTAGTCGAGGAGGGGTTCGGGGAACTTATGGTTCCCTGATCTCTTGCCTGTTTATATACATCATACTCTTTTTCAAATTCAGCCAATTCCTCCAACCAAATAGCCTGAATTGTTTTTTCTTTCAGTAAAGACAATTGTTTTTCAGTATCTCCCTTTTCTCTCAAAATCTTTTCCACATTTTCCTTGGATACCGAATCCATTCTCATTTTGACCAAATACTCAAACCCACCATCAATTGTTGAGAATTCGGCCTTTTCCAACATATGAGAAATTTCTTCTTTGGTTTTTTTACGTAAATCAATAGAACCATCCAATACAGCCAAAATATACCGAGCACGATTGGACAACAACAACAATTCCTTTTCCATTTCCACAATAAGATAGTCTTTTCGTTTTTGAAATACTTCCAGTCGCGTTTCACAATATTCTTCTATAATGTCTTGAACACGCGCATATTTCTTTAATTTACATTCAAAATCAAACAAATACATATTGCTTGTTGAAATAGTCTTGGTTAATTTCAAACACTTTTCAAGTCCATTTATTCCATGAGTTCCATTTTGTCCTTCCAATTCTGCCAATTTTCCGGAAATAAATTCAACAACAATATCGACTTGTGTATCTGTATTGTTTTCCTTGTAATCTTTTACGATAATCGGAATCGATTTACCCGTTTTGTCCTTGAGACTTGTATCGGATAAAGTCTTTAACAATTCAATGATTTTATTTGTTGCCATTCCAACAGGCGATTCCGTAATACGAATCGTATCTTCTGCCACTTTTTCGTATAATCCACGAACCAAGAACTTGCCCTCATCCAACGCCTCTATTTTTCCATGAAATCCCTCGTAATAGGGAAAGAACACAATAGAATCAACGGGAACACCCGTCAATTTATTCCGTAAATATTGAATAACAACTTTGGGCGAATAAGCCACAACTTCGGAAGAATAACCCATTCCAATCCCCTCTGACCCATTGATCAGAATCATTGGCAAGATTGGAACATAATATTCGGGTTCAATGGATTCACCATCATCTTCCAAATATGTCAAAATAGCATCATCCGATTTGGGATAAATCAAACGCGTCAATGAATTGAGTTTAGTGAAAATATATCTGGGACTGGCATGATCTGCTCCATTTTCACAACGAGTTCCAAATTGACCATTTGGTTCCAATAAATTTATATTATTGGACCCTACATAGTTCTGTGCCATTCCTATAATCGCTCCCTGTAAACTGGCCTCTCCATGATGATACGAACTATGTTCTGATACGTATCCGGAAAATTGCGCCACTTTGATTTCCGAAACCAAATTGCGTTTAAAAGCACTATAGAGAATTTTACGTTGGGATGTTTTCAATCCATCCATCATATTGGGAATGGACCTTTCACAATTATAAATACTGAAATGAATAAGTTCTTTGTTGATGAATTCTTCGTATTTAACGGATTCATCATTGGTATTCAAATAGGATTTTCTATCGTATTTTTCCAACCATCGTTTCCGATCATCAGCACGTTCTTTATTAAAGGCCATATCAATGATTTCAGTGGATACTTTTTCACTATAGTCAAAGTTTACGATTTTTTTATTGGCGAAATATTCTTTGAATTCTTTTGCCGTTGATGTTCCCAATCCTTTGAAATATTTGATGGTATATCCCGTTAATCCCCTTTGTTTCCATGTTTGATATTCTCCTTCGTTGTAGAACAAAAGTTGTTGATTGCCCTTGGTAGCACGTAAAATGGGTGTGTTCATATACGAGATAAAACCCCGCAATCTTAAAAGACTTGGCCATTGACAATCAAACAAATTAATTAAAAGACCCTTGATATGGGAACCATCCACATCCGCATCACACAATATCATGATTTTACTATAGTTTAAATGTTTGTGAACTTCTTCTATTGTTTTGTAATCTCGGCCATTTTCTAGACCGAGAATTTGTTTGAGTTCTGTAATTTCTTTGTTTTTACTAATGGTCTGAGCATCTATGCCACGCACATTTTGAACTTTACCCTTTAAGGGATAAATCCCAATAATGTCTCTGTCGGATTTAGAAAGTCCCGACAAAACACCGGCCTTGGCACTATCTCCTTCACATAAAATCAAAGTACAATCTTTTGATTTTGCTGTACCGGCAAAATTGGCGGGTGAGTATTTATCAATATGAATATTTCTTCCTTTTTTTCCGTCTGTTGTTTTGGCAATTTTGGTTTCTTCCTTCACTTGAGTAATGGAACAAGCCAAATCCATGACACCCATTTTGGCCACCTTTTCAATGAATCCGTCACTGATTTCACAAGTCGACCCAAATTTATCTGAAGTCGTATTCAAACAATCTTTGCTTTGACTATCAAACGACGGATTTTCAATATCACATTTTAGGAACAGAAACAGCTGTTCTTTGATAGAATTGGCATTGACTTTGACTTTTTTCTTTTTTTCAATGTATTTCACCAATTCTCTTGTGATTTTTCCCATGATATAATCAACGTGTTTCCCCCCTTTGTAAGTACAAATCCCATTGACAAAAGAAACTTGGGCAAACTCATGAGTCGGTGAAAGAGCCACAATATATTCCCATCGTTCATTTGGATTTTCATAAACGCGTTTACTTACTTCTTTTGGACCAATATACAAATCCACATATTTTTGAAAGTTTTTAATTGGTATAGGAGTTCCATTGAACGACACTTTTAAACCATCATCCGTTAGAGCACAGATATCTATAGTGCGTTTCCAAAATAGAGAAATCATATCGGGAGTTAAAGTTATACCAAATCTGTTGTAATCGGGTTTGAAGACAACTTTGGTATAAGGTTTCAAAGTCTTGGCAACTTTGACAATCGTTGGAGGTCTCAATTCACTCAAATTATTGACAAATTCTTGTGTATATTTGAGACCACGTCGATGGTCTATTGTTTCAATAAGACCATAAGTTGACCAAATTAAAACCAATTTGAACCCAAGTCCATTTTGACCACCCACCATTCTCTTTTCTTCTTCTTCGTAATTCGTTGAAGTTCGTAAATGACCAAAAATCATTTCGGGTATCCAAACTTGTGTATCGGGATGTTTTGCTATATCCAATCCATCTCCATCATTCACCATAGTAATTGTACCATCGGTTGAAACAGACACGTTAATATAGGATACCCATTTTTTATCAGACAAAGGGGATTGTTTCATTCTGACAACATGGTCTCGACAATTGACAATTCCTTCATCAAACAATTTATAGAGCGCTGGAATATATTGAATTGTTTTATTTTCCATTTTTTCTTCGGTTTTTATCCACATTTCTTCATTTTGAACAAGAATCGATCCAATATAGACATTGGGACGATGCAAAATATGTTCAATCTCCGTTTTTTGTTGATACTTTTTGGAGAGGTCTGTTGTTGATGCCATTGTATTGTTATTGTTGTGTTATTTTTATATTGTTTTTTGGAAATCAATTTTCATTAAGAAAGGAACCTTAAAGGTCCAAGGGCTAAGACTGCCTTTGTGTAGCAGAGTCCTACACTCTCTTCTCTAAGCCTTCTTTGTTATATTTTGTTGGGATGGGTTATACACAATATAATCTTCTTCAAAATTTCTACCAATTATTTTTTTTGTTGTTGTTCGAAAAATAATAATCGGATTCAATAAAGACTGGTATTGTTCACAGAGAAAAAAAAGGATTAAAATCCATTTCATTTTTTATATTATAGTTATATTTAGTGTTTTTATGTACTTGTTTCTGATAATTTTACAAAATGATTATTTGGAAATACAATATTTTCAAAGTGTTCATTCAATACGGCAATTTTTTTAATTGGATCACGACACATGGGACAACAACTATCTATTTTATTCGACACATGTTTGAAAATACATGTTTTGCAAAATGTGTGGCAACAACCGAGTTGTGAATTGCTGTCAAATTCAAAACAAATAGGACATTCTGTTTTTTCGATTTTTGCTAATTTTGTTACAAGAATAGAACTGCGTGTTAATATACGTGTATTTCCATATCTTAAAAATCCGGTATTTTCAACAACTTCTCCTTCTTCAACATCATCATCATCATCATCGTCTATTAAATACTGAATACGTGTATTAAGAGGACGTGGATAACGAATCGGTCGTACAGGTCTTGGTGGAGGTGTTTGTGGCGGAGGCCGAGGTTCAGGCGTTACGGACCTTGGTGTTGTTCTCACTTCATGAACAGAAGAAACAGGTGGTGGCTCAACTCTGTTTCTTCTGTTAAACACCTCCCGATAAATCATATAATGGTTTAGAATGTTTTCTTTATCATGTGTTTGTAAATATAAATATTCTGATAATCTTATTAAATCGCTGGTATTCCAACTATCCAATAATAAATTGATATAACTTTTTGCCCAATTTATATTTGAATTTAAACAACAATTTATTAAAATTTGATTCATATCTTGAGCTCTCATTTCTATTACTTGTTTTGCTTTTTAATTTAAGTAAATTTAAGGAAAAAATAATCAATTTTATTAGGAAAGGAACCCTAAAGGGTTCCTCTCCCCAAATGTCCCCTCTCTTCCCTTTTTCTCTCAAACATTATAGAATGTTCTATGATGTTTTAGATCAGGGAACCAAGGTTTTTCAGCAAGTTTGCGCCGAACCCCTCCTTTGGTATTCAAACCAATTTTCAAAGTAACCTGCGTTTTTTACACCTTTTCTCATTTAAAACGCCCATTTTATAGGACAAAAAAATTAGAAAAATGTAAAATCAATAGTAGGAATTTCACCTACGATGGTCTTATTTTTTCTTCTTCCTTTTTACTGGAAGAAGTAAAAGACGATATTTTGAATGCTGGATTTCTTTCTTGGTTGAAAATCCAATTTTTTGTTATGTTTCTTATATTGACAGCAGAATTCACATCTCGGGTTCTAAATACGACTTTTTTGTTTTCGCAACTCACGCAATTAGAACATACCAATAGGCGGAATATTTCCTTTCCTGTTTTATCTTTGTAATGATTAAGATTACTTAAACAACCGCAACATTTCTTACTTGTATTACATTCGTTTATTGTTATTGTATCATACCTTTTATGAATTAATTTTCGTAATCCTTTATTCATCGTAGGCATAAAGTGTTTCATTTGAGTATTCCTACTCCAATTACCATAACCAATTAAGATATTTTCTCCAAAAGTTTCTTTTATTTTATTTAGAAATGTATCTATACTTTTCTTACCATAACTATATTGTCTAAATTTCATTTTTCTCCAAGTTTCTTTCTTATAAAATTCTAAAGTTTTTTTATTTAATTTATTCTTTTGAACTAAAAATGTTTTATACTTTTCTATATTTACTGATTTACTATTTTGAAATGATAATTCGGTTTCTGTTTGTATGATTTTATGTTTTTTCTTTTCTACTAATAAAATTCTTTGATTTCGTTTTCCATAACTCTCAATTTTTCTTTGAGACGCTGTATATTTTAATTTCTTACCATTTTCATCTACCATATAAACAAGATTCGATTTTCCAGGATCGCATCCTACTATATTTCTTGGTTTCAATTCTTCCAGTTGTTCTTTGGATAAATCTTCTATGTTATAGAATTCTTGTTCTTGTAATACTGGAACTTTAGAACCCCATTTTTTATCTTTCAAGTCTTTACGAATAAATAATAAACAACAACTAATTCCGTCTGTTTGTATTTGGTAATGGAATTGGTAATTTTTATTTTTGAATATTTTATTTTTCATATCCAATAAACCATTCCATATTTCTTGTTGGTTTTCTTTTATCGTTTTTAGAAGGTCTCCCTTTTTAATTTTATTTCCTTCTTTATCTTTTTCGGGCGATAATAAAGAAATTATAGAAGCAGTGTCTAATAAGATATGCTTGGGTATGATATTATTACGAAGTGGTAAGGGTTGGAATAATTTATGTTCTTTTTCTTCTAATAAAGAATTCATATAAAACATACCTTTCAAATACTCAAATGGTCGAACTTTACAATCATAATGAATATTTTTCTTTATATTTGATGGTAATATATGATGTAAATGCGTGGTTTTCCAGTCAGGAAATAAAGCATTTTCTTCCAACATTAATAATTTATTTTTGAATTGAAATAGTTCATTTTTATCTTCCGTAGTAATAGTTTTATTTATAAACCTAAAAAAATGCTGTATAAAATGCTCTTGAATATTATTTGTATAACAGGTAATTATTTGTGTAGAAATATAAGGAAGTAAAAAAGTGGTATTTTTTAGATTAGTATTTTCATGGTTTAAGAGTGGTTGGTATTCATTTTTGTAAAAAGTTTCTAATTGTTCTACCAAATCAGTATTAGCACTTTGTCTTCCTCTATTATCACGAACACCCAAAGTTTTTATACAATATAAAATAAAGGTCTCATCAATAATAGGAAACTCTTGTTTGTTGTTGTAAAGGTATAATAAATACAAACGAATAAACTGGTAAGAATGAATAACTAAATCGTTAATATCAAATACCAAGTGATTAATAATAGGTTGTAGTTCTTTGTGGTTAATAAGAATAGTTTTGAGTGGAATTTTGAATGTTTTGTAAGCGGATTTATCGTTATTTCTAAAGTCTTTGAATTCGTCCTTCTTTTTCTTTTTAACCATTCTATAATATCCCTAAAGATTTTATTATAGTAATTATAACGAAATAATTTCTAAATAGTTTTAAAGAAATATATTATTTGTTAAAAGGGTCTGGATTTTGTTCTTCCTTTTTTTTGCTAATATATCTTTGATTATATTCTTTCTTTTTTTCTGGTGTAATTGTGTAAGGTTTTTTTGGTTTATTTTTAATTTCTTCTTTATGATTTTGATAAAATCTTTTACTTCTATCAGGAGCAGTATATTTTTTAAGGTGTTCTTTAGTTTGTTCTAATTCTAATTTTAATTTAGAATTTTCTTCTTCTAATAATTTATATTTATCTTCAATATTCATCTATAATATAATATAGTTAAATTTTTATATTAGTTAAAAAACAAATATAAAATGGGCTTTATACTTTATATGCCTATTATATTCATATCATTGAGTGAAACATATACAGAAAAGATAAAACAACATGGATTTGAAGCAAAAACTATGAAAATTCAAGATTATATCCCAAATTCAAATAAAAAAACTTATTATGTATCTCCGGCAAATAGTTTATGTTTTATGGATGGCGGTATTGATTATGCTTTAAGTAGAATTATTTTTCCCAATATTGAAACAGAAGTAAAAAATATTGTAAAACAATTGGGCATTAAAAGTATTGTCGGAAAATCGTATTTACCTATTGGAAGTTCTATTATATTAAATAAAGGTAATAAATCGCTGGTAATTTCACCAACAATGTTATTACCTCAAAATGTTTCAAATACAAAAAATGCATATTATGCTACTATGGCTATTCTATACAATATTTTAATCAACAAAAAAGAAAGTATTGAAGAAGTTGATATTATTTTTACGTCTTTTTGTTGTGGATATGGAAAAATGGAAGAAGATGTTTCTATTCAACAAATTATAGACGGAATAAAAGATTATATTCATTATAAACCCAAACTAATTTACGAAAATATCATTATAAATGAACCAAATTTATATGACCAACCAAAATATTATCAAAATACTGAATTTTTCAAAATAAAACCGGAAGAAATTATAAAATGTTAATTTAGAAACCGCAGGTTTTCTGACCCTGATCTAAAAATCATCAAACTCAACTTGACATGTATTTTCTATAATGATTTCCTCGTCTTCCTCTTCCTCTTGTAATTTTTTATTCCCTCTTTTTTGAACAATAGGTTCACATGTATCAATTGAAGTTCCTTGTAACAAAGTATAATTGCATTTACGATAATAGGTCTTTCTTTTGGTCCATTGATTTTGAAAAGTTTCATGAGTATCTATAATATCGATAACAACAGGTTTGGCACGTTGAACACGCAAAATACGCCCTACACATTGAACAATATCTGTTTTGGGTGTTGCCAATACCAAAGTTGAAAGGCTCGGAATATCCAATCCTTCTGAAGCCATCGCATAAGACCCCAATACAATTTGTTTATCCTCGCTCTTCTTCAATTGTTCCTTTTTCATACCCCCTCTATAATAACCAAATGTAGCAAATTTCTCTTTATCCAAAGCACTATAGAGATATTCAAGGAGACAAATGTTATGTGCTAAAACGATAATTTGTGCTTCTGAATTTTCTTCTATTAAATCTCTCAATACGCCCAAAATAAACTGACACCGAGGTATATAATTACATAATTTTGAAATCATTGTCGAATATTTAGGATTGCCACGATAATCGTATTCCATTTCGTTAAAATCGGGGTCACGAGAGATAAATTTAAGACCACGAACGACAACATTGTCTCCTGTTTTCTCTCTTTCTGAAGTATAAATTTTAGGACCAATGAACATATATAAAAGACGCGTTAATTTGTCTTTTCTCTCGACTGTAGCGGAAACCCCCAACATATATTGTGTCGATACTTTCAACAAAGTTTTGGAAAATTCTTCGCTTCCAATACGATGAACTTCATCTATAATGGTTAGGCCAAATTCATCCCAATGTTCATGTTGAGAGAAATCTTTACGATACATTGTTTGAATCATACCAATAACAACATCTTTGTTTTCCACATCATAGATATCTGCTTGAATTGTTCCTATTCTGGCTGACGGAATAAATGTTTTCATTCTCTCAATCCACTGATTCATCAGAAATTCTTTATGGACCAAAATCAGTGTCTTTTTTTTTAATTGAGACAAAATATGAATACACATTACCGTTTTGCCCGCAGCACATGGAGCTTCTAAAATAGCTCCTCCTGAACCCGAAAGAACATGGTTTAAATAGGTTTGAACAATGGTTTTTTGTATTTCTCTCAAAGACCCCATAAATGGGCAATGAATATCCGAGCCTTGAGAAATTTCAGAACGGGAAGGAAGACCATAGCGTTTTATTCCATAAAAACGCGGAATATATAATTTATTTTCACTCTCTCTAAATACATAAAATTTTGTTTCCCCTATTTGAAAAGGACTATTGTTGAAAGGAATCATCGTACATTCTTCTTTTAAAAATTCTTCTTCTTTTTTGGTCAAAACAGATTTAAGAATAGTGTATCCCCTTTTACCAATATAGGAATTTTCTTTTATTTTTTCTCTTTCTTCAATCGACAATTCGGTAGATTTGTTGGAAGAAGAAAGTTTAGGAGGCATTTCTACTATAAGAATAGGTAAAATGTTTTTATATCAATTTTCAGGGAACCAAGGTTCCCCCCTTTGGTATTTTATATACAAACTTTATCTGTTATAATTTCTTCTTTTATGGGTTGATATACGTCATAATTATCGTTATAATAAATTTGGATAATTTTTACCATGAATATATCATAATGAATAATTAGTTCTTTTTTAATAGTTTCAATCAATAAATTTATTCTTTCTTTATGAGATAAAATTATTTGTTTTCCGTTGTGTCTTATTGTGTCTGGATTGTATCGAATAATAATAACCGGTTTTCCGCCAATTCCATTAACAATTTCATTAATTCTTGCACATTCACAAGAATCTTCATAAGCATTATGTTGATTTTCATCTATTTCTACAATTAAACAATGTGACAATAGGTCGAAATAAATATCTGGTCGTTTTTTACTACATCCTTGTAACATTTTACTTGAATTATATTCAAATTGAGTATCTATTTCTTTACGTAACAATCGAACAATTGCCCATTCTTTTTTATTTTGTATTTTTTTACAATCTTTACAAACAAAAGTTGCTTCTTCTTGAATATCACAATATTTACATAATCGTTTTATAATCATTCCATATTTTTCAGAAGGAATATGAGTATTGCAATATTTATTTGTTTCTATAATGTGTGAATATTCATTATCACAATCCAGTATAGAACATTTGTTTTCTAAAACAATATTAATCATATTGGCCTGTTTATGTGTTGAACAAAATTGAGGTCTTTTATTGATTTGTCCAAATAAAGCAAGTTCTTTACATTTATTAAATTGACAATTTTTATTTTTAACATTAATCATATTTTCTTGTTTATGTTCAAAACAATAGCTTGCTTTTTTTTCGGTTGGTAAATTGAATCCTGGTATTTTCAAACAATTTTCAAAAAGACATCGTTTATGTTTAACATCAATCATATTTTCTTTTTTATGTTCAGAACAATAGATTGCTTTTGTTTCGGTTGGTAAATTAAATACTGGTATTTTCAAACAATTTTCAAAAAGACATCGTTTTGATTTAACATCAATCATATTTTCTTGTTTATGTTCAAAACAATAGCTTGCTTTTTTTTCGGTTGGTAAATTGAATCCTGGTATTTTCAAACAATTTTCAAAAAGACATCGTTTATGTTTAACATCAATCATGTTTTCTTTTTTATGTTCAGAACAATAGATTGCTTTTGTTTCTGTCGGTAAATTGAATACTGGTTGTTTAATACAATTTTCAAAAAGACATCGTTTATGTTTAACATCAATCATATTTTCTTTTTTATGTTCAGAACAATAGATTGCTTTTGTTTCTGTCGGTAAATTGAATACTGGTATTTTCAAACAATTTTCAAAAAGACATCGTTTATTTTTAATATCAATCATATTTTCTTGTTTATGTTCAAAACAATAGCTTGCTTTTTTTTCGGTTGGTAAATTGAATCCTGGTATTTTCAAACAATTTTCAAAAAGACATCGTTTTGATTTAACATCAATCATATTTTCTTGTTTATGTTCAGAACAATAACTTGCTTTTGTTTCGGTCGGTAAATTAAATACTGGTTGTTTCAAACAATTTTCAAAAAGACATCGTTTATGTTTAACATCAATCATATTTTCTTTTTTATGTTCAGAACAATAGATTGCTTTTGTTTCTGTCGGTAAATTGAATACTGGTATTTTCAAACAATTTTCAAAAAGACATCGTTTATTTTTAATATCAATCATATTTTCTTGTTTATGTTCAAAACAATAGATTGCTTTTGTTTCTGTCGGTAAATTGAATACTGGTTGTTTAATACAATTTTCAAATTTACATCGTTTTGATATAACATTAATCATATTTTCTTGTTTATGTTCAAAACAATAGATCGGTTTTGTTTCTGTCGGTAAATTGAATACTGGTTGTTTAATACAATTTTCAAAAAGACATCGTTTATGTTTAACATCAATCATATTTTCTTTTTTATGTTCAGAACAATATATTGCTTTTGTTTCATTTGGCAAATTGTAATTTGGTCTTTTCATACAATTGTCAAATAAACATCTTTTAGACATTTATTATATATAGGACAAAATATTTATATCAATTTTTCGAATATTTTTTGTATCCTAATATAATATAATGAGTCTTTCATCTTATTTCAAAAATTTTAGTCCTTCCGAAATTGCTCTTTTAATAGTTTTTATTATTTATATTATTTTTCCTATTAAAACACCAAGTCAATTTGCTTATTATATTGATACCCCTTTTGGTATTATCAGCATATTGTTAATAGCAATCTACTTGTTCTTTTTCTGTAATCCGGTACTAGGAGTAGTATTTATTTTGGTTAGTTATGAACTTTTACGACGCTCTTCTCTCATTACATCTCGAGTTCCGATTATAAAATATGTTCCAAGTGAAAAGAAAAGAGCAGTACAAATGGAGTTAATGAATCCTCCATCTTTTACAACATTGGAAGAAGAAATTGTTGCTCAACGTGGACCAATTGATGTGAGTAGGCCCATTATTTATGAACCTTCTACGTATAAACCTGTTTCCGAAAACGTAAAAGGAGCTTCTCTCATCTAGATAAAAAACATTATAGATATGTGTATAATGTTTTACAATCCATTTTGAACTTTAATTGAAGTAAAAACAAAGGCTAAAATAGAAGAAGAAATTGGAATAATACAGAATAATAATAATTTCCAATCTGTGCTTTGTTGTATAGTAAACTTAATTATGATTGTAATAATAAAAAAAAGTAAATATAGACCTAAAAAATACTGAAGATATCCCTTATCGTATAAATCTTTTATAAATTTTATAAAATTACTTATTCCATCAGTTATATTAAAATTATCAAAAATGCCTTTCTGAAATCCCCAATTATCAGGACCAGTTTTTTGTTTGAAATATCGAATGGCACAAATTGAAAAAAATACAATAATAGTAAAATAGATACCAATAACCATTTCATTAATATTCGATGTATTGGCGCCATTCACTGCCAAAACAATACCAAGAATAATTAATAACACGGAAAAAAAAATATCAATAAAAGAAACAATAGTAATTACGTCATTACTTCTTTGACCTGAAGTATAATCAGGATTTTTCCATTTTTGAACAAAATCAACAACAATATATTTATAAAGGGGCGGAGATACAAAGATAGAAAACAACAAAATCAGAATAAAAATGAAAATATCAAACAAAGTTCGCAACATTGTAATTTGATAAACACCATTCAAATAATCGCTATCTACAGGAACCAATGAAATATTTTTGACAATATCTTCACCTGAATATACGTCAGAAGCAGTACATGTAGTGGCACCATTAAAATCCGCAGAATCGATAGAATTTGTAGTAAATCCTTCTTTTGAATTTGGCGCAGGGTCAATGGCCTTCTGAAGAGCAGTTCCAATGGTGTAATCATTCGTGAAAGAATTCAACAATCCAACACTGACATATTGTGGAGTAATAAAATGAAAAAAATTGGAATGAATTGAAATGGGAGAAGTAAACAAAATCACATTGTCAAACACTATACAGGATTGATTGGGTGAAATGAATTTGTTTAAAATGAGAGAAGATTGAGGTGAATTGGTCCAAAGACTATCAATATCATTTGCCAACATATTTGGTTGTGTTTTCAACAAAAAAATAGTAAATAGATTTGATGCAACATTACCTGTAATGGGTTTGTTCTCAAGGACAAGCATTCCATCATAGGAAATATTCTGTATATTGTAAAAATGACCGAATAAGGAGAGATTTTGAACAACATATTTATTTCCGTTGAATTCCAGATTGGGATTACTAAATCCAGCAGAAATAGAATTGGAAAATCCGTATTTTATATAACCATTGTTGGACAAATTTTTCTCTTGACTTCCCAAAGGAATGTCGTAATAATTATAAATTATTTGTTGATTGTTTAATTTACTAGAATCTGATAAATTAAAAGACATTTCTATTTTCTATAATGTTATGAGAGAATAAAGGAACCAAGGTTCCTTTGAAATTTCCTTGTAATTATAAATAAGGAATGTAAGAAATCCCCCGATTTTCATAAATTGTCGCTAAAAAAATATCATTGTATCCTTGAACATAAATCACGTCTCCACCATAAATTTCATCCACACCATACTCACTCATTCCATTTTTCTTATGAACAATAACGGGTAATTTGGAACTAATGTTTCCAGTATTGGATAAGGTATAATATTGCCATTTATCACGATTGGTCAATAAATTTCTTCCAAATAGAGGCAGAATGAGTTCTCCATTTTTATTTCCGGCACGTGTCAAAATACCAACTTGATTGAAGGAAGAACCCGTTGGTTGTGTTTCTATATTGATTGGTACACCACGTCGAGGAATACTTCCTCGAACATCAGTAAAATTACGAGGATAATAAACACCGATTCCTGTATTGTCCTGAACAGGAGGAAAATAGGGGTCGGAAAAAACATCGGTTTTAGCTAAACCAATGAGAGGCAACGAAGGAGGTAGAACAGGGGGCGTTTCAGTCAATGAAATTCTATTTGCCGTATTATGAATTTTTTTTTCGGAACGAAACATTATAAAGATAAAAAAGAGAGAAATTAAAAACATAAAAAATAAAATAAAGAGGGTCATATTTTCAATACAAAATACACCTGGAATACATTTTTTTGCCATTATAGAATAGAATGACATAAATAAAATAATATCAGGAAACTCTTCCGCTAGGTTCCTTTAGAGTTTCAGTTTAGGCAAAGGTTTAATACGACATTTATAGCATTTATTGGGATAAATATAATTGAGTATATTGAATCCGGAAATATCAACAATGACTTCATTTATGTCCCCTAAAAAATCCCATCCCATTTTTTCAATATATTGCGTTCCTGTAATCCAGAATAAAAACGCAAAAGGAGAATACAATACCAATCCCAAAATATACAAAAGATAATACACGATACAAATACTGAAAATATTTTTGATATAAAAAACAGAACATTCTAAATAAGAACCAATGGCCTCGAAAACACCACCTAAAAATTTACCTATAATGGTTATATATTTGAATACTTTTTGAATACCACCAATAGCCTTTTCGCCAGCTTTTTTAATTTCTTTGATACCACCAATAGCCTTTTCGCCACCTTTTTTAATTTCTTTGAAAGGTTTATTCAGAGCACGAGTAATAGATTTTCCAATATCCAATCCTTCTCTCTCGGGAAACATTTTATCGTAAATTATTTTCATAGTCAATCCGCCCAATACAAATAAAAGAAAATAGAAAATATAAATATAGAGTAAATCAAAAGATATAAATTTCATATATTGTTTAGAGAACTTTTTTTGACACTTATAATATATATAATACATATAATGTTATCAAAAAAATTTATTATTGGACATAAATTAACCATTTCTATAGTGTTTTTTCTTTTATTATTTAGTTTGGTTCATTTTATTAAACCATCTCTCTTTTATTTACCGAATGGAGCCTTTAGAGAATTTGGTGTTGGATACAGAAATAAAACTGTTATTCCAATATGGATTGTGGCCATTGTATTGGCCATTTTATGTTATCTTTCCATTTCTTATTATATTCTCTTTTATGCTTGATTTAGAAGAAAAAGAAGCGGAAAGAATATAGAGAGAAAATGAATTTGATTCAGTCGAATGTAAAAAATTATATCAGTGAAATTTTGACAAAATGTCATGAAAAGAGAATTACAATTTATTACTGGGTATTGAATTTATCTGTTTTGTTTATTTTTTTAACAGGTGTAGGAATTTTATTGTACGCTTGTTATAAACAGAAACCGACAAAAGAAGAATTAAGAAAGAAAATGATAATGGAACAAAATTATATTTTAGAACAAATACGATTTTATCAAGGACAAATGAAGTCAAGTTCTGAAATTACAGATTTGCCTGTATTAAGTGAAACAAGGGATCAAATCAGATATGATCCACGTATATAATTTATTGTCCATATATTATAGTAAAAATGATTACAGAAGAACCAAAAAAGGATTATTACGAATATTTGAATATGTATTTTTCTTATAAAAACAAATATGATACACAAAAGGGTCAAAAAAAATGCATTAAGTGTAAAAAAAACGGGGGAACAATTTTTTCCAACAAAAACAATCGTTATGTAGCCGTGTGTGGAGCAGAAAAACCCTGTTCATTGCATCTTGAATTGTATCGTGGTTTTTTTTCCAATAACCTAGATACTTTGTATCAATATCTTCAAATATTGGAGGCTTCCAAAGAAACCATTATTATGCTACAAAACAATGAGATTTTTCATTTTTCAACGGATAAAGAGGTCAAAGAAAAATACGAAGACGAAAAAAAACATTATGAAACGGTAACCAATTTATTTCTTGATTTAGAAAAATGTATTTATAAAAATGACGAAATAAAAGAAAAAATAAAATCAACAACAGAAAAAATCAATCAAACTATAGTTGATATTCGTTCTTCTATGATGGATTACCAAAAAAATCAAAGTGGTGATGATATTCAATTGGCTATTCATCAACAAATCAATGGACTTTTGCCGGCATTGGAAGAATTACGAAAATTAAAATATGAAGTGGTCCAAGTTTTAATCGAAAAAGTTAAGAAAACTACAAAATACAAAAGAGAAGGAGAAGACATCGTTGAGAGTCGTGATGTCGTTCAATCTATTTTATTTGAAAAGGAAGTTTGTTTTGAAAAAGACGAAGTCAATTTAAAAGAAGACCCCGCCGTCATAAAATGGTCAGGGATCTAATTGTGTGTAAAGTGGTGAAAACTCGGTTCCCCTAATTTAGCATTGGTTATAATTTGAAATAGTATCCCAAACAATTCCATGAGTATTGGCCCATAATTTTTGATTGCATTGACTTGTCATTCCATTGTTCGTCCAACTCGGGTCAGAAAAATTTATTTCAGATGCCCCCGTTGTGCCATTTTGAAAATAACCTGGAATGGAAGAATAGTCTGATGGATTCAAATTTCCTAAATTAATATTATTTGTTGGTATAATACAATTGGAAGAACCATCCACCATCCAATTATCAGGACACTGGTTGGTTGTTGGAGGATAAATACTGGATACCCGATTTGATTTATTAATCAAAAATCCAATAGAAGTTAATATAACAATTAATAAAAAAATAGCTACAGAAACAACAATAATCTTGAATAAATCCATTATATAGTATTAGAGGAAAAGAATGTAAATAGTATAAGAATATGTCCAACAGCGAATCATGGACAGATAAAACAGAAAATATTATACACCTTTTACACCTTTTTCATTTCAAAAGCCGATTTTATGTACTATTGCTTTTGATAACAAGTCAAATTCATCAAAAAATTATGTTACCGATAATGTATGATGAATGATTTGGTTTTCGAATTTTGGCCACAAGACACTATAGAAATCATTCTAGCGTGTTTTATTATTTATTTTTTATCTTTTGTGTATGCTATGATTTTATGGAAAGCTTTGAGACTACAATTCTATTTTATTAGGAAGATTCTATATATCCCATGGGTCTTCCAAAATATTTTCAAAATCCTTATATTATGATAGTATATTTTTACGAATACATTGTTCATCAATTTCTAAAGTGTCACATTTTTTATCCAGTGGAACAATTTTCAATAAACATTTTGATTTTTCACCATACAATGGTTCGGTACAACCTTGTTCTTTGTCCCCAATCGGCTGTCCAATAAGACAACGTGCCCGAAAATGTTCATATCTTTCTCTCACATCGGCATAAGACAACCCCGATTTTTTATTCAACATTTTATTCACGACTTCGTGTAATTTATAAACATACAACGAAAATGTATGACGACTCTCTAAATCTTTTTGTGACAAAGGAAGTTTTTTTAAATTTTTACACAAATTGGTTCGACATTTTCCGCAGGGTAGAACATGACGCAAAGAAAGAATAAAATCACGATATTGTTTTTTTTGTTCACATGTAGGTGAAACTGGATAATTAAAAGACATGGTATGAAGAAAATGCCACATAGGAGGACCCCAAACATACGTCAACATTCCATCACCACTATTGTAATGTTTTCGGGTGTAAACCTTTGATTTTTTATTTTTTATTGTTTTGTTTATAGTCATATGCTATAATGAGAGAAAATTAGTAGTCAGGAAACCAAGGTTTTTCAAGAAAAAGGGGATTGATCCTGCATGTCTTGTGTCGGCGTAAAGGCAAGCTTCGCTTCCTAAGGCGAGCGAAGCTCGCTGGCTGTCGACCTCCGAAGGCGGTCTTAGCCGTCGGACGCTGTAGGCGTCCTTCTCAAACTTTATAAAAAACATTATAGAATGTTCTATGATGTTTTAGAAAGGAATTCTCTATAGTGGTTTTTAGATTCTTTTTGACAGAAAAGGGGGGGTTCGTGAATTTAGTGTAAATTATAGAATACTTATATATTATTATAATATAAATGGCCGGTTTTGTTGAAGTCGTTACCAAATTTTTTCGTCCTTATAAACGTATCATTTTAGTTATTTTTATCCTGATTATTTTTATAATCGTTGGTGTTTATGGATATCGTAGTTTCTATAGTGTTCCGGAAAAAACGAGGGATTTTAAAGATGTAGCAAACGCAAATCGTCGGAATCCTCAAATTCAAATTTATCTCTTCTGGGCCGATTGGTGTCCTCATTGCAAAAAAGCAAAACCAGAATGGGTTGCTTTTTCACAAGAATACAATGGAAAAATTGTAAACAATTATGAAATTCAAACAACAGATATTGATTGCAGTGATCCAAATGGTCAAGACCCACAAGTTCAAAATATGTTGGCTGAATATAGAGTCAATTCATACCCCACAATAATTGCTCTAAAAGATTCTCAAGTGGTTGGATTTGATGCCAAAATTACTAAATCTTCTCTCGACCAATTTGTTGAAAGTTTGACAAACTAAAGACCATATAGCTCAGATATTTTTTTTCATTTTTCTTTTCGGTCGGTGTAATAAAGGTTTTTTGAACGGCTATTTTTCCATGCTTCAACACCATAGTCAATTAATTTGATTCTTTCATCCATAGATGAACTTGTCATATATACATCATACAAATTTGTCGCGTCAGCCATAATTTGTAATTCATTTTTTAAAGGAATATATTCTTGTCCCTTTTCAATATTATTTATAATTTTGCTAATAAAATAGAGCAAATAATCAAATAAAGTTGATTTTGATTCTACTTTTTGTTTTTCAAAATTGGTCTTTATTATACCGAAAATTGTATCATGGTCTTCAATGGCATTTTGACAATGTATCACAGGATAATTATTTAAAATTCCGCCATCTATATAACAATCACCCTCTTCCGTTAAAAAAGGAGAGAATAAAATAGGTAAACAACTGGAACAATAAACAACATCCAATAATTTCCAATCAGGATGTGTTTTCCAAGAAAAATCTATTTTTTCAAATTTTTTATGATTTATTTCGGTGGAAAAAAAATGTAAATCTATTTTGTTGAGTTCATAAAATTCTTTCATAGTCATATTCATGGATAAATCTTTTCCTTTGAAAAGAGGCTCAAATAAATCATAGATACATTTTTTATCGAAAATCCCCCTTTTTTCAACTGCTGAAAATATTGAAGAAATATCAAATTTGAAAACCTGAGACCATGGGCGTTTAATTAAAAAATTATCCAAAGTTTCCCAATCGTATTTCAATGCCAACATAACCGATAACATAGAACCCGAAGATGTGGCATAAATTGACTCTATATTTTGAATATTCCAAAAATTTGATTTACAACTTTCTCTCAAAGCACCATAACATGAAAATCCCCAAATACCACCACCGGATAAAACAAAATTTTTAATCATTTTCTATGGTGTATGGTATTGGTTGTTTTTATTTTATTTTTATTATTATATTGTTTTTTGAATAAATACAATTATTAAAAAAACATAAAAAAATATAGAAATCACCGAGCGTAGGATAACCAAACTTTTCATACCCGCTTTAAGACCGCCTTCGGCGGTCGACAGCCAGCGAGCTTCGCTCGCCTTTAGACCAAGGTTTTCGAGCAAGTAAACGAAAATTATAATCTATTTCTATTATAAAAAATGACCTCTTGTTTTCTAATGTTTAATGATGAAGACGCTTCAAAAAAAGTTGATATTGATGAATTGTATGAAAAAAAGAAGAATCGTGACTTAAAACAATTATCTATTTTTAATAAAATTCTCAATCGTATTCATCGTCGTATTCAAATTACCGGTAAAACAAAAAGAAACGATAAATTTATTTGGTTTTCGGTTCCAGAATATATTTTTGGCGAACCGATTTACGATAAAGGACATTGTATCGCCTATTTGGTATCTAAATTAGAAGAAAATGGTTTTCATATTCGTTATCTTCATCCAAACACATTGTTTGTATCGTGGGAACATTGGATACCGACTTATTTAAGGAATGAAGTTAAGAAAAAAACGGGAATTGTATTGGATGAAAAGGGAAATATTATAAGACAAGAAAATGAAGAAGATATTGATTCAAATTTATTAAAACATGCAGATACAAAAGAGATAAAGGACAACAAAGACAATAAAGACAATAAAGAGAAACATATATACACTCCCATTAAAAATTACAAACCAACAGGACATTTAGTATACAACCCCGAATTGTTTGAAAAGATTGAAAAGAAAGTTTCTTTCAATATATAAAAAAGATATTTATCTATAGTGTCTTTTGGTGAAAGATGTCTTTTTTTGTCTTCTGATTTTTGTCTTTTTTCTTTTTTTACCACCATTTTTTTTTAAAGGGGTGTTTTTTTCAAGTTCATACAATGCTTTTTCTAACACATCCAGTATTCTTTTTGTATTTGTTTGGTTACTTTGATTATTTTGGTTAAATTCTTTATCAATAATATTTATTACATCTACGTCATTTGTCAACAAATCAATAAACAAATATCTCGCAAATTCAGGGTCCAAAGATGAAAATATTTGGTCAATAAATTCATTTGTTTTTTCCGCCATATTTTTATAAATTAGTGTCGCTTGTTCAGGTGGAATTAATTTATGAAAATCTTTGATATAATCTAAGAACAACTGAGAAACAACAGAGTCAGGAATATCAATATCCAACAATCGACAGATTTTATCATAAAATACATTTTTTATTTTTCCGTCCTCTGTTTGTGCCTCACCCCCTTTCTGTTTTAATAATTCGTTCTTTAGTTTTTCTGACAAAGTTTGTTTCCAAGGGAGTTGAATATTTGCATTTGAAAAATCAATATTATCTATAATGGTTCTGTAAGATGGAAGAGATTTTAAAAGAAATGAATATTTGAATTGTTTAGGTATAGCCGAAAGATTAATATTTTCAAAAATAAGATTCATCAATCGTGTTTTCACTTCATTGATATTGTTTTCATCTATCGCTAATTTATCAATATATTTATTGATTTTATTGACAATAATACTTGAATTTGGATTATCGGGTGAAGGAGCAGATAATTTTTCTTTAATGACATCTTGTATTATTTGTTTAATTTTACCAATATCTTCTTGAGAAAATGTTGGTGTATTCGTTTTAGCAAGTTCAGTGGAAGCAACTCCTTGTAATAGTTCAGCGGGATTGGAAGCAAGTCCTTGTACTTTACCCAATAGTTCAGCGGGATTGGAAGCAAGTCCTTTTGCTTGTTCCAATAATTTAGGATTCGAAGCAAGTCCTTTCGAAGCAAATTCCAATAATTTAGGATTCGAAGCAAACATTTTTAGCGCATTCTTCATTATAATAGAATGAGAAATAATAAACTAAATGCCAAAGGAGGGTTCTAAGACCGCCTTCGGCGGTCGACAGCCTTGGTGAAAATTGAAAATAATTTAAAAATATGTATAGTTAATAGACAAAGAATGGCAACTGATATTGCCACGATTGATAAAAAAGTTGTTAAAAGGCCCCCCCAAGGGTTTGGCCCAAAAGTCAATAAAACACAAAAAGATTTATCAAGCAAATGGAATAAAACACAAAAAATAAAAAAACAAATTTCGCATCAGGAAAAGCTAAAATTATGGAAATCTTTTCAAACAGAAGAAGAAGATGAATCTAAAGAACAAGAAAAATTCAAAGAACAAATCATTATAGAAGACAAGACAAGTTCTGACCTATGTTATTTGTGTGATACCACTTTGATGATTATGGAAGATGGATTTCCTACATGTTCAAATCCTCAATGTGCTATTATTTACAAAAATACATTGGATTATTCTCCAGAATGGAGATTCTTTAATTCGGAAGATAGAAATGGAACAGACCCCACACGTTGCGGAAATCCCATCAATCCTCTTTTAAAAGAATCTTCTTTTGGATGTAAAGTTTTATGTGGTGCTCACGCTTCGTATGAAATGAAGAAAATTAGAAGATGGACAGAATGGCAATCGATGCCCCATAAAGAAAAGGCACTATATGATGAATTTCAATTTATTACGACGATGGCTCAGAACGCGGGTATACCGAAGGCATTTATAGATGATGCTATGGCAATTCATAAAGATATTTCTGAACAAAAAATGTTTCGCGGTTTGAATCGTGATGGTATTAAATCAGCTTCTATTTATATTTCTTGTCGTCTTAATGGATGTCCTCGTACTGCTTATGAAATTGCCGAAATCTTTTCTTTAGACAAACAGAGTGCAACCAATGGATGTACAATGGCCGTTAATATTTTACACAACATTGAGAGAAATATAGACCCTTCTCAACAAAAAGATTTATGCAAAACAACACCTGTTTCCTTTATTGAAAGATTTTGTAGTAAACTGAATATGGATAGTGAATTAACGATTTTATGTAAATTTATTGCCAATAAAGTGGAAAATGAAAACATTATAGACGACAATACACCTGTGAGTATTGCCTGCGGTATTATCTATTATGTTGTGGAAAAATGTAATTTATCGATTTCCAAATTGAACATTAAATTGATATCAGGTGTAAGTGAAGTAACAATCAATAAATGTTTCAAAAAATTAAGCGGTTTGCAATTAATTCCTTCTGTCATTTTACAAAAATATTCCTAAAGGCAAGCTTCGCTTGCCTAGCCGTCGGACGCCGGAGGCGTCCTTCAGCCACCCACAAGGTGCCTTCGGCCAAGGCGAGCAAAGCTCGCTGGCTGTCGACCGCCGAAGGCGGTCTTAGAACCCCCAGTGAGAGTTTAAGGTTCAGAACAAGGGTGTAAAGGAACCTTTTAGCTAGGTTCCTTTACTTTAGAATAAATATTTTAATATAATATATCAGTATGTCCAAATATGATAATACAGAACCTATTGTAAATCAAAAAACATTGACTTCCAATTATGTTGAACAAGAGATACAAAGTGAGAATCGTGGCAAATATTTGGTTCCTCATGAAGTTCCCATTGAAACACCTAATGAAATTTATTCTCAGTTGGAAATTAGAGATATTGATGAAAAAAGAAGAAAACATGTGCCATTTTGGTTTGAAAATCCCAATATTTTATTGAATCCTCAATATTTGTATGAATTTTTTCCCAATGAAACCATGACGTATGAACAAAAATTAAATTCTATCTCTCGTGTCGTTATTTTATTAACTCTTCTTGGATTTTTATTTACTCAGAAACTTCGTATTTTGATAATTGGAGGATTCACTCTTTTAGCCATTTTTATATTGTATCATAGTCAAAAGAAAAAGAAACAAGAAGGTTATGAAAACCCTGTAACAGATGTTTTGAGAGAAAAAAACATCAAAGTCCCTGCAGATGTGTTTGACGAACCAACGCCTCAAAATCCTTTTTCCAATGTTATGATTCCTGATTATGTCTATAATGTGAATAAAAAACCAGCACCACCAGCGTCAAATGAAAATGTCAGTGAACAAATTTTGAAACAAGCCAAACAAATGGTCATTGAACAAAATGCAACACAACCGGATATTGCCGATAAATTGTTCAAAAATTTAGGAGATGAATGGGAATTTGAACAAAGTATGCGCCAATTTGTCACACAACCTGGGTCTACTATTCCTAATGATCAAAATGCGTTTTCTTTATTCTGTTATGGGTCAATGATATCAGCTAAGGAAGGAAATTTATTTGCTGCGGCACGTAATAAAAGTAACTATAATCTGTATTAAACCGACCAAAAAGAAAAATGAGACAAAACTATAATGCTTCCAGTCGCCAAAATTTAGAATGAGTTTGTCTCATTTTTCTTTTTGGTCTGTGTAATTAGTATTTCAACTATAATAATAAATTTTAAAAAAAATCGGCGTTTGAAATGAGAAAAGGTGTAAAAATAATAGTTTATTAAGCATTTATTTTTTCATCAAGAATTTCTTCAATTGAAATAGTCGGATTCCACCCCAATTCTTGTAATTTAACTGGCTCTCCTTTTATATTTGTAACACATTCATCCAATCCCTTTTCCCTTTTTTCAATAATTACAACAGGCAAATTACTTTCAATTTCATATAAGTTTCCATTATTCCAATATAGATGAATATTTGATTTAATATACATTTTTAATACAAGAGATATTATTTGATGACTTTGGTTATTACAAATTAAATAATCATCCCCCCTGTTTTGTGTAATAATTATTTCAATAGCTGTTGCTACATCTATTGTGTGTAATATATTTCTATAAGAATCAAGATTTCCAACATACAATGGTTCCTTTAAACCATTGTTCCAATCTTTTATATGAAAACTCACCTTATTTAATAAAAATGAACGATTTTTTCTTACTGATTCTGTGGTAAATATAATTCCATTAAAAAAACAATGTTGATATTTTTTACGATAGAATTGAATCATAGAATGTCCCATAATTTTACCAATGGAATAAGGATGTAAATGATGAAAATGTGTGTCATTATCTTGAATTGTATAATCGATATGTCCTTTGTAAATTTCTGAACTCGACGCGTTGAATAATTTCATATTCCATTTATTTTTATGAATCATTTCACATAAATGAGCAGTTATCATTCCATTTGTTTCCAATGTTAATATTGGGTTCTCAAAGGCCGTTTCAGAAGAAGAAATCCCAGCTAAATGGACTATTGTATCAGGTTTTATCATAGATAAACCATATTCTAATTTTGAAATATTCAATAAATCAATACAAAATGTTGGAATGTCAGAGGTGTTTGGATGATTGTGTGAAATACCATATAAATCATATTTATCCTTGTATAATTCTACAAAATAGTGTGCGATATGACCATTGCTTCCTGTTATTATTACCCTCTTCTTTTTTCCAACAATCTCAAAATGTGGCAAAGGAAAAATTAAACTTCCTCCTCCTTCTAAAAAATCATTCTCCCGTTTTATTATTTCATCTTTAAAATGATAAGGTAATACCAACAAATATTTCGGTGGATTCTTTCTCATTGTTTCTTCATCAATAATTTCTATTCCTGTACTCGTCATTTTCCCGACTTTGTTTAAATTTCTCTCAACAGCATAACTTATTTGTTCAGAATTAATATTTGCATATTGTAATAAACAATTCCCCTTTGTTGAAGCCCCGTAAATATACATTCGTTTATCCACTTTATTATTAATGTCAATAAAATCCTTTAGTTTTTGAATTTCATTGTAACATCTTTCCATAAAATCTTTATATGTTGATAATTCTTTTATATGTTTTTCCCTTTCCAAAATCTCGGAAATGAGAGAACTATTTTCTTCATATTGTGGGGAATTTTTTTTTGCCATATATATTCTGAAACTTCCACCATTGCAATCGTTAAATTTTACATCTATAATTTTAAAATTAGCCCTATCCGCAATATCTTTAATTTGTGTAAGAGCATAATATTCCAAATGTTCATGACAAATTGTATCAACACTATTTCTCTCCAACATTGTCAATAAATAACTTTGTTCCAAAGTCCAAAGACCATCATCCTCTAGAATTGAATATACATCTTTGGCAAATTGGACAGGATCTGGAAGATCATAAAACATTGATATTGAAGAAAGAATTTTACACTTCAAATCACCATACACTTCCCTATAGTTTTCGGCAGTAAAATATCTAGGCAATAATTCGATGTTGTCGTCATAAAATTGTTTAAATTGTTTTCCAGTAGGGTCAATACCAATTCTTTTCAAATCAGACGAGTAATAATGAAGGGTCGTCGCATCATTGCTTCCCACATCCACAATTACGTCTCCAGTTGATAAATTTACGATTTTTGAAAGAACTTCTTGTTGATAATCCAATAAATGTTGTCTCATCGTATTGCTAATTCCGGAACGATAACCATATTCATATTCGTATAATTCTGAAGAAAGCGTAGTTTCTTCCAATTGTAAAAGTCCACAATCATTACATAAACATAAGTTAATACTTGTCTTTGGTGTTGAAAAATCATTAAAATTGGGAAATCTGGATGTGATATATTGTTCGCCAAGAGATATAACATTGGTTAAATTGTTGCTTTTACAAATACGGCATTCGTTTAATCTAACAATAATGTTCGACATATTGTCTATTTAAATTTGTTTCTTTAACTTCTTTTTTTTAATTATTCAATATTTGAAACCAGTAAATAAGTTAAAATTACTTTACATATATACAATATAATATAATGAAAATAGAGGTTAGTAATGGCGAAATGATTGATAAGTATAGTATTTTAGAAATCAAATGGAACAAAATTCAAGACGAAGAAAAAAAAATTGAAATAAAAAAAGAAATGAATGAATTGAATTTAACTCAATTTCATAATACATATTTTTTTTCTTATTATTATAAATTATTATTTTATGTGAACCAGAAAATTTGGGATTTGACAGATTTGGTCAAACCGATAAATATTGAATCTTATGAATATACTGATGATTTAAAAGAATATATTCAGATAACAGCAGAAATTTTTGGATTAAATAAAAAAAGATTTAGAATTAAAAATATTTTAAATCAATTGACACAATCAGAATTGAAAGAACAAAAAAGCTATTCCGGCACTTGTTGTAAAATAATTATAGAAAATGAAGAAATTATTTATGAAAAAATTTCTGAAATTAATTACATAACAACAGAATATGACTTTATTCAATTTGATACACCATTTATTCATATTATTCAACAGATTTTTAAATGCCCAACTATAGTGTATGATCTTTCGATTATTAATACACATGAAATAAACATAAAAACTTTTAATATTTCTAACGAATTACAGGATACATTTGAATATGAACCAATATATTATATTGCGGGAGGAATGTTTGGTGATTTTATTCATCAATTGTCTGTCATAAATGAAAATTTTTATAAAACAGGCAGAAAAGGTGTTTTGTTCATTTCTGATGGAAATGGAGGTGATTATTTTCGTGCCGGTTTGGCAGATACTTTTAAAGATACTTATTATTTAATTAGTTCTCAAATATATATTAAAAAATACCAATTATATAATAATGAAAGAATAGATATTAATCTTAATGCTTGGAGAAATCATCCTAATATTCATATTCAAGCGTGGGCGTTAACTTATAGTGAAATATTTGGTATATCATGGGGAAAACATAAATGGATTACAACACCTATAGATGAAAAATGGAAAGATATCGTTTTGATTAACACAGTTGACTATAGGTTTGCCGATAATATTGATTTTCATTTATTGACTTCAGAACACAACAAACTTGTTTTTATAACATTTGAGGTCGAACAATATTATTTTTTTTTGTCAAAAACAGAATTAAACCCTGAACAGGTTGAATTATATACTGCAAAGGATTTTACAGATTTATCAATTGCTATTCATTCTTGTAAATTATTTGTGGGTTCACGTTCAGGACCGATGGCTATTGCCTATGCTACTCATGTTCCGCGAATTGTTGGAATAAAAAATGGACAGAATTCAAACCAAGTTTAGACCCTTGAAGATTTAGAACAATGTTCAATATGTGATTCAAGTTTATCCAATACATCTGTCCAAGAAATTTCACCTGCATCCCAAATTGGTTCTTCTATTTCCGGAACAGGCACCAATATTTTTTTATTTTTAGACAAAATAGGAAACCAAGGAACCTCACCTTCGTTCCATTCTTCATTTTCAATTTCAACACTTTTCCTTAATATAATTTTTCTCCAAAGGTTAGATTGTGAAAGAAACGCATCAACGACAGACAATAAAACTATAGAAAATTTCATCCTTTGTATATAAATATTATGGTATTATTTTATTTTCAATTTTCAGGGACACAAGGCATACAGGACCTGCATGTAAAGGCGAGCGAATCTCGCCTCTGCGTCCCTAACGGGAATAGCCCAGCTTTAGACCCTTTAGGGTTCCTTTCCTAATAAAATTGAAAAATAAACACGATTTAAAAAAAAGCATATAAAAATGAATTTGTTTATCCTTTCTCTCAATCCAACAGAATGTGCTTCACAAATGATGGACAAACATGTAATAAAAATTATTTTAGAAGCTGTTCAAATGTTGTGTACGGCTAAACGTGTATTGGACCCCGAAGACCCTATATGTGATTCTTTGTATAAAATGGCTCATAAAAATCACCCCGTTACTATCTGGGTTCGTTCTTCTATCGAAAATTATATGTGGACTTTGGATTTGGTGGATGCTATGCATTCAGAATGGCAATATAGATATGAACATTGTAAGCAACACAAATCTTTATCAATTGCTATGATGTTGAGAGAAAATCCACCAAAACAATTTCCTGAGACTGGATTGACACCTTTTGCTAAAGCCATGCCTGAAGAATACAAGCGAATTGAAGACCCCATTGAAGCATACAAAGCCTATTATTGTAGTGAAGAAAAAAGAAGAATTGCAACATGGAAAAAAAGAGAGAAACCTCACTGGTTCACCCAAGGCGACATTAGCATTTTCCAAGTGAAAGACGGAAAAATCCAACAGATAATCGGCCATCAAGAACATCAAAAACCAAAAAAAGAAAGAACAGAAAAACCAAAAAAAGAAAGAACAGAAAAACCAAAAAAAGAAAGAACAGAAAAACCAAAAAAAGAAAGAACAGAAAAACCAAAAAAAGAAAGAACAGAAAAACC